GGACACTTTCAGCGGTGCCGGTTTCTGCGCTTCCTGTGTCACCAGGTCAGGGTTGATGATTGCCAGCTGCTCGAGGAGCGCATCACGGCTACCGCTGGTTTTCACCGGCGCGGGCAGGGTGGCGTTGTACTCTTTGATGCAGGCCTTCATGGCCGTGGCAGTATGTTTCGTGCCGTTCTCAATTCGCTGATAAACCTCTGGCAACTGCTCATAAGCTGCGTAGGTCTCATCAACTGATGCACCCAGCGGCAACTGTGCGGGCAGGGTGGCGTTGTACTCATCCAGCAGTTCCTTGATGTCGTCGGCACTCAGCTGCGCTGGCAGGCTGGCGTTATGCGCATCGATAAAGGTGCGCAGGGTCGCCGCGGTAGTGAATGCCCCTTCCGGGATCACCGGCTCTACGCTGAACTCTTCATCGAGATTTTCCGGCTGCAACGCCAGCGCATGCACCAGGTTACCCATATCCAGCACTTTGGAGCCTTCACGCGGGATGGTCTTGGCGACGTGGCGCGCGTTGAAGTACATCAGGCTGACTCGGGCATCCTTCACCTGGGTGCTGCTGATCCCGTTCGCTGCGTGGTAAACGTTATTCGGCAGACCTTCATAGCGGCCCGGTTCGAAGTACGCTGGGTATTCGGCTTCTGGTTCGGCTTGATGCGCTTCTGACTCGATCTGATTCACTTCTGGTGTGTTTTGATGCGCAGAATCGTCATCCTGATGCGCATTTTCCGCATTTTGGTTCACATTGGCCTGTTCCTGGTTAGCCAGGCCCGGCGCCGCGGCGGCCAGAACCTCAGCCGCACTCAGGGCAACTGTTTGCGGATCAGCTGCATCAGCGCTTTCGCCTGGTGGTAACGCGTCACCAGCTTCTCCTTCCTGCGGGTTAGTCTCTTCCATCTGCACATCGCTGGTGGTCTCCTCATTAATTGGTGAACGGACATCATTTTCTGGTTGTTTATCGTTCATCAGACCTTCGATGGAGAACATGCCGCCGCCGAAGTTCGCAACCTGTGGCTGGCTGTCGGCAGCATTTGCCCACTTAGGCAGGGATTGCGTTTCCGCTTCATCTTCATCAGCAAGTTGTTGCTCACCGGCTTCTACCCATTTCGGCAATGCGTTTTGCTGTTCGGCGGCTTGAGTGTCCTCTTCCGATTCGATGGACGGCAGAGGTAGAAGCTCAGTCGCTTGGCAGAACTCAGCCGTCATGGTCTTATTCACGAACTCCAGATGAACAACTGGCGTCAGGTGGATATTCTCCGGCGCGATGCGCATCAGGTTGAAGATGGCCGCGCGGTTGACCGCCAGAACGCCTGGCTGGTTGCGCAGGATTTTGCTCCATGATTTCCAAGGTTCTTCTTTGTTCGCGACAATCTCTTTAGCGCGGCGGTGGATGCTGCCGGGGATTTCCAGATGGTTGAAGTCCATCGGCAGAAGGGCACAGGCGATCTCCAGATCGAGGGTGTCCAGGGTGTGATGCGCATCTGCGCCGCGGTCAGTTACATACCCGCCGTCGGCATTGGTACCGGCGTCAGTGCGCTGCACGAGGTTGATGCGGTTGCCGGCGGCCCATTCGCGCGTCAGGATCCCGCGGTCAATATATGGGGTGGCTACCCAGGCTTTAGTGAACTGCAGCAGCAGCGCCAGCTCATGGCGTTTATCCATGCTGAACACCTTGCGAATGGCATTGGTATAGCGCCACAGGTCTTTGGTATCGAAAGACTTAACCTCTGCGCAGCTTTCAGCAGCGAGCAGCAGATCCTGGACATAGCTATTGTCGGTATCACTCTCCAGCGCATGCAGTTCCGCATGTTCGCCGCGGGTGACATGGTGGCGCAGTTCGTCCACCGTCAGTTGAGCCAGCAACTGCTGACGGAATGGCAGCTTGCAAACCGCGTAACGAGTGGATTCATCACCGCATTTGAGGACCCTCAGTCCATTCTCATACCAGTAGTCCGGTTCATCCGCCGTATTAACGGTAGCTGACGGCGCGACAGGCAGATCCGCATCGCTGGTGGTGCTGGCCGGGGCGAGGGCGGTTTCATCCTGAGATGCGGCGCCGGGGATCACGTTCCAGGTGCGCAGGTCGTCGGCCAGGGTGTAGCGCTCGCACCAGGTGTAATCGATGGTGCTTTCTTCGGGCAGGTCATTGAACACCGGGAAATCGGTGCGGACTGGCTTGGCGTAGTCTTTACCGCGGCCTGTTTCGATGCCTGCATCTTCCAGCGCGACATCCAGCTGCAACGCAGCTCGTGATTGGGTGTTGGCAGAGAGCCACACCACAGCGTCAGGCTTCCCTGACTTCTGAGTGGCCTTAACCAGGTAGAAAAATTCCATGTCAGATCCTCATTTTTGGATGTAAGATCCCCGAGCCAGAGATAGCGCCCATTGGGTGTGTTTTTGGTTTTGTGTAGTTTTCCGGTGTAACTTTGGTCGGTGGCACCGGACGTAGACCCCGCCTTGCGCGGGTTTTACGTTAGGCTTCGTGGGCCATCTGGTCGTAAGAAGCGCAACGCTTGGAACAATAATCGAGTTCTTCGCGCGCCAGCTGGGCGCCGCGGATGAAGAGCAGTACGTTTTTAACTTCTTTCCCTTGCTCGATTGGTTTGCGGCAGTACGCGCATTCTTTCGAGTTACACATCAGGATTCCCCTTCTGCGCCAGCAGGTAACAGATGCGGCGAACAATCACCTCTACCCAGTTCAGTTTTACGGCCTGCTGCCGTACTGGTTTACGTGCGAAATCAGTCATACTTCCCCCTTACCAGACCTGTGGCCAGCCAGCGATTACGGCAGCGGTGCCAATTTCATACTCCGGCTCATCAGGACGTTCGCTGCGATAAATGGCCGTAGCAATCTGATCTGCCTCTTTCCAATCATTCGCTTTCACCTGATATGTGCGATATCCACTACTGCCGGAGATCACGACGGTAAATCTCAACTTAGCCATGTAACCCTCATTTGCCCTTGTCGCCAGGCTGGCGGAACGTTTCTTTAACCTGATGCGCGTTAATCACTCCACCTCATCCGACTATTCGTATGCCGTCGGCGGCTACTTCGTGGGCTCCATGCCTGGGTGGATCGTAGTGCGTCTTGGTGATACTAGTAAACCACCACTTTACCAAATGGTCAAGCAATGAAGTGATAAAAAGTACAGCAGCGCTTTACTGGGGTTGTTCGGCGTATGAATTTGCGTGATAGAAGGCAAAAAAAAATCCCGACGCTAAGGTCGGGATCGGGAGTTCGGGGCGATAGTTAGGCGGCGGAGCTGGTAGAGGAGGGTATAAAAAACCCGGCGCGGTGGCCGGGTAGAGTCATTAATCTTTCCTGATGTCTGATTTTTTCATGTCATAAAAAGGAGTTCTGATAGGGTTAACGCCCAGACGTGAACAAGTTGATTGAAGATATTCTCGCCAATAAGGCCAAACATGGTAGCCAACATTATTGGTACCAAATGCCTCAAGTTCTTTTTCCGTAAGCTCTTTTTTAGCAACATAAATCGCTTCAAAGCAAGCTTCTATTGTAAGAATCGCTTCACCACCCATCCCTTCATCATCGCTTTCAGGTGTAACTAAACGAGCCCCAGCATCATAAAGGAAGGAATAAAAAAGCTTTTTATCGTTAGAATCATCTTCCCGAACCATTTCAATTAATTCGATTTTAACAACGTTTCTAAACGACTGGTTTTTTCTTGGTGCAGAATTAATATTGAGAGAGTTATAAGAATCATTCATCTCAACCTTAGCATTTCTCAAATGAACTGATAATATTGCTAAGTTATCAATCGCGGCCTTTAATAATTCCTTCATTATGCGACTTTTCTCCAGAATTCTTTCTGGGCTCGGACTATAACATTTGATTTATTTAGCGTGCCAGTGCCCTGCAGCAGGGTGTCAGCAAACCCGTTTAATTCGTTTACGACATCTTGCCAACCACTGGCTTCTTTTTTCAGAATAGGCTTAGACTCAATAGAGGCCCTAGATTCATCTTCGAAACAAACTGTCGGTTTAACATCTAAAGCGAAACAAATGTCGGCCAGGGTCCTAAGGGTCATATTTCTGGAACCACTAAGCAGTTGAGAAATATGAGATTTAGTTTTACCTAACTTTTCAGCCAGTTCTGACTTGGAAACACCCTTATCTTCCATCTGAATCAAAATGTCTTCAGTTACATTGAATGTTAACTCTTCAGATGCATAAATTCTTTTATGCTCTTCAGCTTGAATTTCAAGTTCAGTATGATAAAGGCTATTATTTATCATCGCCATCTACCTCGATTCGTTTCCAGTTCCCTTGGATTCTGGTGGTGTCTTTTTGCGCGAGCTTATCTTGGTTTTTGAAAATATAATGACTTATGAAAAAGGTTTTCTCTTGTCTTTCCGAGTACCAACCATAAGCTCGAATTGGTATTTTTTTAAAAGCATAAAACTGCTTTGCTGGCTTTCCTGCGCGACTTGGGAGCAGGCCTTCTGGAGGAAATGAATCTTTTGATAATCTCTCTCCATTTGCAAGCCGCTTAACCATTAGATCCATCTGAGATTTCACTGAGCTTCGCTTGTTGGCCGGAATGCTTTCTAAAGCTTCGGTAAAGCTATCCCAAGCCCCTTTGCAATGGACAACTCGAAGTAATGAGCCAGCAATCATGTTGGGGCATTTGGATGGCGACTCAGCGTTGCTCATCAGTGACCTCGTGTCAGTTAATATATATGTTAACTACTTATTGTCAAGTTTGCCTACTAGCAAATGGCACAAATAGCGTCAATTGATTTTTTAGCAACTTGAAACAAGTGCGCAAGGTTAACTATCTAAAATTATTGGTTTTTATGTTATAAGAAGATGTCATTCAGTAATCTATGGAGACCTTACCAGAGCTCACGATAGGGTTTTATGGTTACTGAGACCGAATCCGTCCCTTCATGTACTTCTCATACAGTTCATCCAGTTCTTTCAGGCGAATCGCGAAGATGCGAAGCATGTTCTGTTGCTCTTCTTCAGGCAACTGGCGGTAGAGCTCAAGGAGGCGCTGTTCGTCCGGCTTGAGTCCGTCTTTCTCACCAACGTCCTCACCGAGCAACCATGGCACCGATACGCCAGCTGCGTCTGCAACAGCCAAGGCTGATTCTTTGCTGATTTTGCCGGTTCGAAACCATCCGGTTACCGCTTGCTTACTGACGTTGGCAACCTTGGCCATCTCAGTTTTTGAGAAGCCTTTGCCATTCAGTTCAGTCAGCCTAGAAATAAGGCTCTGGCTAGGATCTTTTTTATTCATACAGGGATTGTAAACAATAGCTTTACCAGTTGGTAGGCAGGCGTGTATTGACTCAATGGTAAATTGGTGCTTTACTTTGCTCACTTAAGGAGGTCCTATGACTGGTATTGAAAATGCAATTCTCCGATCTGGCTCAGCCAGCGCGCTTGGCGCTTTGATCGGCGTTTCAAAAATGGCCGTTTCGCTGTGGCGCCGCAAAGGCATTCCTGCCGAACGTGTGCTGCCAGTGTTCGAGGCTACAGGCGTAACCCCCCACGAACTGCGCCCTGACCTCTACCCGAACCCCACTGATGGTTTGCCAAAGTAGGATCACTAAAAATGCAAACACTTTCTTTTCAACAGAATAACAGAGCGCCGACAGCGCGCCTGATATTCCAGTATCACCAAAGCGAAGAGTCAGCTGGTAACGTTGACCACCGAAATTTGTGCGCAGCCGTCCGAGCTTGGGCGGCAGATGAGGGGCGCCTGGTCGTTGCATTGCAAATCAAAGAAGTGGCGGAGGAGATGATGATTCAAGGCATTGATCTCAACATTCAGCCGGGCGTTTGGAACGTGAAGATGTTTCGTTGGTTAGACAACAAGGAGAACTCGGCAGCATACCGGGCGAACGTCGAACTGCTGACGCCAGCGATTCTATCCGCATTGCCCCTGGCATACCGGGATCGCGTTGTGAAGCACGACGAAGTTGCGCTTCGAATCGCCAGAACGGTGAAGGAGGACGCCGAGGCTATTCAGGCTGTCATGCTCAAAGCGCCAAAGCAGGTTCGGCTGAAGGAGATCAGCGAAAAGATTGTCGCCAGCTTCTACTTGGATGGCCCGGACTCTGTGGCGCCATTGATGGCGATGGTGACGACGATGTTGGGCGGTGCTCTATGACGGGATCTAAAAAGGCGAAAGCCCTTCTGCAGGAACAGAAAGGGCTCTCAGGTGCAATAACGTCAAGCAATTGCGGAGATCAGTATGTCAGCAACTAGTAACAAGGTAAACATCCAGCCAACCCACAAGTGCTCTTTTTGCGGAAAGACGAATGTCGAAGTCGCTGGCGTTCTCATCGCTGGGGATGGCGTTTCAATCTGTCAGGAATGCGTTTTTTTGTGCGTTGAGATCGTCTTTAAGCACTCCGCCAGAACTGACGAACCGACAGCAATTTAAGCATTCAGGGGTTTATATGCGTGATTACGGCAAGGTGCATACATCTTTTTGGATAAGCGATGGAATGCGTCGGGTTTCTGACGATGCCCGTCTGCTGGCGCTGTACCTGCTCACGGGGCAACACACAAACATGATTGGGTGTTTTCGGCTACCTGACGGATACGTTTCGGAAGACCTTAACTGGACCACTGAAAGGGTTTCGAAAGGGTTTGATGAACTATCTAAAAACGGTTTCGCAACGCGTGATTCGGCCTCGAAATGGGTTCTTATTCTGAACTTCATGCGGTGGAATCCCGTAGAGAATCCCAATCAGGGTATTGCAGCTCTGCGTTTGTTTGCCCAGGTGCCGGACAAATCCACTGTGAAGTCAGAGCTGGCGCGGGTCATGGTCGATGCGATAGCCCATATCGGAAGCTCAAAACTAAAGGGTTCCGAAAGGGTTCTTGAACGGTTCCTTAACCAGGAACAGGAACAGGAACAGGAACAGGAACAGGAAAATACTTCGGGGCATGGCTCCGCCACACCCCCAGATAGTGATGTTCCGGCCGATGGCAATGCGCCTCCGAAAAAGAACGCCTATCCAGATGACTTCGAGCAGGCGTGGGCGATTTATCCAAAGCGCGCCGGGGGCAACAGCAAGGCGGATGCCTGCAAAGCCTGGAATGCCAGAGTTAACTCAGGAGCTACGGTTCAAGAGTTGCTCGCCGGTACGCAGCGATACGCCGACTTCGTGAGAGCTACGGGAAAACTTAACACCGAGTACGTCAAACAGGCCGCAACGTTCTTTGGCCCCTCGAAACACTACGAGGAAGCCTGGAAAGTGACAGCGCCGTCAGGCGTTCGGGATCCCAATACCATCTCCCGTCCAGATAACACCATCCCACCAGGGTTCAGGGGGCAGTGATGAAAAATATGATTGGTACCGGCAGCGCGCTTGAGCGCCTGAAGAAGTTCATCCCGGCCAGCGTACAGCCGAAATATAACAGCGTCGAAGAATGGCAGGCATGGCAGGAAGCCGAAGGCCGCAAGCGCTCCGAGGAGATCGACAAGCTGAATCAGCGTGCTCGCTCGGAGAAGATTTTTGGTCGTGCAGGCATTCAGGCGCTGCACCGCAGCTGCTCGTTCGCCAACTACCAGGTGTCGAGCCCTGAGCAGCGACAGGCATACAGCCTGGCGAAGAGCTATGCGCAGAACTTTGGCGGCGGCGGATTTGCGAGCTTTGTCTTCAGCGGCGCGCCCGGTACCGGAAAGAACCACCTGGCAGCGGCGATCGGTAACCACTTGCTGGCCGCTGGCCACTCCGTTCTGGTGGTGACCATCCCTGACCTGATGCTCCGCGTTCGCGAGTGCTATGACGACGGCCAGTCCGAATCTTCGCTGCTGAATGACCTCTGCAACGTCGATCTGCTGGTGCTGGACGAAGTAGGGATTCAGCGCGGCAGCAGCGGCGAGAAGGTGATCATCAATCAGGTCATCGACCGCCGTCTATCTGCCATGAAGCCAGTTGGCATCCTGAGCAACCTGAATTACGAAGAGCTGGTTGTCACACTCGGTGCGCGAGTCGTAGACCGCCTCCGTATGGATGGCGGCATCTGGGTCAACTTCGACTGGGCAAGCTACCGCGGGAACGTGTCACACCTGCGGACCGTGAAGTGAGAAGGGGGTGAGTATGCCAAGACCAAAAACACCTAAGGAACGCACACTGTTCATCGCCTGGATTATCGAGCTGGTGAAAACGCATGGCCGCGCAACGACCAACGATGTCGCCGCCATGTTTGGTCTACATCGCAACACCGCAGAGAAGTACATTCGGGCTGCCATAGAGCAGGGCCATCTTATCCGCCACGGCCGCAGCGGCGTCTTCCGCGATCAGCGGGCAGTTATCGACTTTGATATGGAACGTTATACGCACCGAGGAGCATCACATGAGTGATTCACTGAGCAACAAAGAGCTGGTGGCCGTTGGTCATCAATTTGCCAAGGCGTTGAGCAGCGACACGGCGATCATGGATATGGCGAAGATGTTCACTCGCCTGGCCGAACGGCTGGACTGCACCACCGCGGCGCTGCGCGAGATGACGAAGCAGCGGGATGCGCTGGCTGCTGAGAATGCGGCGCTGAAAGAATCGGAGCGTGAGTTCGATAAGATGTGCGCCGAAGAATTCGGCCATGACTGGGTTAGCGAGTTCACAGAAACACCATCAACCGACGCCTTCCTGGCTGAAGTGCGGGCCAGCACCGTCGAAGAGTTCGTGAGAATGGCTGATTACTATGAATCGGTTGTTGATGGAGAAATTGTTGTCACACCTAACTCAGTGTTCGCGGCAGGTCATGAGTTCGCCGCCCAACTTCGCCATGGCGGTGCAGCATGAGCATAAGCAAACACGAGCTTTTAGGTGCACCTAAACATGCCAATCAACACCGCTTATCTCGCCTCACCATGGAATCGCATACCGATGAACTGCGGATTATGGCATCAGCGGTAGAGAACTATACCGACGAGCTGATAGCAGCGCTGGAAGCCGCAGAGAAGCGGATCGCTGAACAGCAAAAATCCCGGGAACGCGCGCTGACTCTGCTGGAAGGCGCAACACCGGAGAACTCATGGGAAACCATCGCCCGCCTCAAGGTGGTGATCGGTGGAGATTATCGCAGCCAGGCGGAAATTGACGCTGCTGGCATCAGCATCAAGGAGGAGTAGATGGCAGAGCAAACCATTTTGGATATGTGCTGCGGCTCCCGCATGTTCTGGTTCGATAAGCAGGATCCGCGCGCCGTATTCACGGCTTCATGTATCAACAATCGGAACGCATTAACAAGTTAAGTTTTCTCGCAGAATTGCCGATATAGTTTTTTTCTTTATAAAAAGGAAAGGTATAGTACATGCAATATTTCTATGCATATCATGGCCCAAAAAATACGCAGGATTTTAATTACCGTAACGGCTATGGCGTCGGTCAGGAATGGAAAATACGTCAAGTAAATTCCGGTGACCGCCTTTTTATTATTCAAAAACTAGCTGGTGCGAAAGGCTTCCAGCTATGTGGTTTGTATGAAGTTATTGATACTTACGATGCTCCAGATAATGAATATCCTTATCGAGTTAAACTCGAAGACCTATCTGTGCTTGATTCATTCTTGCCTATGGATGAATCGCTCATTGGTGAACAACTCCCGCTAAGCAAGCGAAAAGAGCCATGGACCAATTTTAAACGACATTTCTGCCATCAGGGTGCTTCGCTTGGAGCAGTTCTGGATGATAAAATCATATCGGTACTTAATTCACTGATAGTAATGCCAGATGAGCAGACCGAAGCCCCGGAACGCAGGGAGGATGGTCTGCGCATGGTTAAAATTCGTAGAGAGCAAAAAAAGTTTCGTAAAGCAGTTATGACGAACTGGGGCGGTAAATGTGCAATTACCGGTAGTTCATTAGCAGTTGAAGCCTGTCATATAATTAGACACTCTGATAGAGGTCGGGCAAGTGTAGAAAATGGAATTGCGCTGGCTGCCGATTTCCATAAGTTATTTGATAGTGATCACCTGAGTTTTGAGGGTAACCGTATTATTCTTTCTGAATCAGCAAGGCTTGAACCTCGATATAAAGATATTCATGATACTGAACTTCGTGTGCCTCTGGAACGAGTGAATCTATCAGTTAAGTGATTGATGAGTTATTTAAAGGAGCATTCAATGATAATCCTCACAATGGCAGCAAAGAACGATAATACACACGACAAGATCAACGTTCATCTTGCCGAGTCAGTAATGACTGACAAATAGCTCATGGTATGCCCTTCAACGCTGAGCAGGTAGCCCGCAGCGATAACGCGTTGACGCATCCGTTTGCCGAGGCGCTGGTGCGAGCAAACCTGCCGGAGATGTGCGAGCAACGGGAGCAGGCCGCATAACCTACCATACAAGCGATATGGGGATTCCCATATCGACAGTCAGGGCCTCTTCGGAGGCCTTTTTCTTGGGTGTCACAGAGGGCTCGCAGTGAGACGGGAGCGGGTGGCATTACGCATATCTGCCTACTGATCGATACAACCGATCGATAACGCAATATTGATCTGCAAAAGTGATTAAGAAGTGCGCACAGGTCGACAACAAACCCTCAACCTTTCGGCCTGCCTCGCTGCCGGCCTTTGCGGTGCTGCCGCGACGGTCACGTAATTCCCTGTGTTTCCCGTACGGGTACAAATGCCAAATCAAACCTTTAAGCGCAGCGCTGTCATCGTGCCCGCCTTGTTAAAAATAACGATCAATGTTTGCGCTCAGGTAGCAATAATATTTACTTAAATCAATCGGATAAATGGTATTGCATCCATAGATGGTTTTTGTGCATACTTGGGCAAATGAAATTATACTGTAAATGCATACAGTAATTCAGGTTTAACTATTTGCCTTTTGATAGCGAAAACGACTTTCGAAATTTATTTTTTTTTAAGCCCTTAACAAACAGATCGACTTTGCTATCGTGCCTAAAGTGCAGCGCCGGGAGGCATTTGCTGAAGAATAAATTTCTGGTTTATCTGTGGGAAAGAAGGGGGTTTTGTGAGTGATAGCAAGGAACAAACCGACTGGTATGACATTGTCAGGCGCTCGGACGGGACGGTTGTGGGCTCAATGTCGCTTGAGCGCCGGTACCTGGTCTACACCAGGAATGGGATGGTATCTTGCCGCCCGCTGCTGGAGGATGAAGGAATTTTTAATCTTTCGTCCGGAACCCGTTTTCTTCGCCGCCTCGGCTACCACGTCAATCAACCCTCTGATATTATGATATCAACGGACTGAACACCCGTTGACCTGATGCGCCACGGAGAACACCATGGCGCAGTTACAACTCATCAAGAATTCTGCAGGAACCCTGATCCCCGCATCGCCGGAGACCAGTGAATTACTGCAATCAAAAATCAAGCTCGGCGCCGTGCTGGTGGCCGACTTCAAACAGGTCCGTAACCCGGCCTTCCATCGTCGCTTCTTCGCACTGCTGAATCTCGGCTTCGAATACTGGGAGCCAACCGGCGGCGCTATCTCATCCAACGAACGCAAGCTGGTGACCGGCTATGCCAAATACCTGGCATCGTTCGGCGGGAGTGAAACCGCGCTGCTGGATGCTGCTGAGCAGTATCTTGAGCGCATCGCCGACAAGCGCACCGGCAGCATCAGCGCCTGCAAGTCCTTCGACGCGTATCGCGCCTGGGTGACCATCGAATCCGGGCATTACGACGCCATCCAGCTGCCTGACGGCACTCTCCGGAAACATCCCCGCAGTATCGCTTTCGCAAACATGGACGAGAGCGAGTTTCAGCAGCTCTACAAAGCCGCGCTCGATGTCCTGTGGCGCTGGATATTGTCGCGTGCATTCAGGGACCAGCGCGAGGCCGAGAACGCCGCCGCGCAGCTGCTGAACTTCGGAGGCTGACCAGATGGCGAAATCATGGTTCCACTACACCGAATGCACAACCGAGCAGGCCGATGAGCTTCAACGGCAGTACCAGCGTCGGGGCGTAGCCGTAACGCGCAGCCTGAATCGCGATTACCTCACATGGACCGTTAGCGTTGAGCGGCAGGAGGTGAAATACCTCGAGCCCACGCCGCGGACATTCCGCCAAAAGGTCTGGGGGTGAGCATGGCTAAGAAACCCCGCCGTAAATGCGCAAACCAGAGCTGCCGCGAGTGGTTCCACCCGGCTCGTGACGGCCAGGTGGTCTGCTGCTACGAATGCGCTACCGTGGTTGCCAAAGCGCAGACCGCGAAGAACCGGGCCGAGGCTCTGCGTGCTGAGAAGAAGCGCCAGCGCGAAGAGGAGAAGGCAGGGCGTCAGCGCCGCCGGGAGAAACGTATAGCACTGAAAACAAAAACGCAGTGGAAGAATGAGGCTCAGACCGCGTTTAACCGCTACGTACGTCTGCGCGATGCCGGAAGGCCGTGCATCAGCTGTGGCCGCCTCCCTGCTCAGAAATATGGTGGAACTATGGACTGTGGGCATTACCGCACCCGTGGTGCTGCCGCGCACCTGGCGTTCAATCTGCACAATACCGCAGCTCAGTGTGTGCAATGCAACCGTGACCGTTCTGGTGCCCAGAAAGCGTTTGAGCAGGGGCTGATAGAGCGGATCGGATCGGAGAAGGTCGAAGCGCTCAACAACAATAACGCCGTCCGCAAGTTCGATATCCCGTATTTGCAACGCATCAAATTTATTTTCACCCGTAAAACCCGCGCGCTGGAGAAGCGCCGCGCCCGTCATCAGGAGGCAGCATGAAAATCACATATAGCGACGAAGGTACCCATACCCGCATCTGGCTGACCGGTCCTTTTTGGCAATTAGGCATGGCCCGGCGCGTTGCTGATGCTGGCCTTATGGCTTCTCCAGTAAATTCGTGGGAATCAAAAGGGCTGACTTTCCAGATAACGCTTTACGGGAAGAGCGCTTATGTGCTTCGGGCCTATAAAGCGATAGCCAGGGCGGCAGCATGAAACCAGAACTGATCGAATCGATTCGCATGCGCTGGCTGCGCCTCCGCATTTATCGCCGCCCGGGTACGGTGCTGATGGACTACAGAATTTTACGCAATTTCATTCGCATTTATCAGATGGCAGGAGCCGCAGTATGAACCTCGAAAACACCGTGAAATACCACTTCGCAAAGTCCACGATGATCAGTGACTCCCCACGCGCCACAGCATCAGATTCACTGACCGGCACGGATATCATGGCTGCCATGGGCATGACGCAGGAACGCGCCGCCATGGGGTACAGCGCTTTCCTCGGAAAGATGGGGATCAGCAATAACGACAGGGAGCGGGCGATCGCGCTGTTGGCCGATTACGCGCTGAGCAAATGCGATAAGGTCGCCGCGCTGCGCAAGCTGGATGCCGCGGTTAAGCCACTGGTGATGCGCCAGCTGGCCGCGTTCGCCTTTGAGGACTATTCCCGCAGTGCCGCCAGCGTGAAGCCGTGCGATTGCTGCGCGGGGCGGGGGTTCATTGAGGCTGATGTGTTTAGTATGAAAACCAGCATCTCTGGATGTGCAAAGGACATCATCCAAAAATCAAAAAAATGGGGACTGAAGGTTATCCCATCGCAGCATCAGAATCGGCGTGAGGTGAAAGAGGTGACCCGGGTGCTGTGCTCAGCCTGCAAAGGGAAGAAGGTTATCAGCTGTGCCTGTAACGATTGCCGGGGGCGCGGCACAGCCGTAAACCAGAAAGAAACGAAGAAGCAGGGCGTACCGGTGTTTGGCACCTGCAAGCGCTGCAGCGGGCGTGGTTATGAGCGAATCCCTTCAACTGAGGCATATGCGGATATTTGCCGGCTCACCGATGCGATCACTGTCGCCACCTGGGAAAAGTCGGTCAAGCCATTCTACGATCAGCTGATCACTAAATTCGACATTGAAGAGGCGTGGGCAGAGGCGCAGCTGAAACAGATAACGCGATAGCGCTCACGGAAATAGCTTACGTTTCAAGCGAGGGCTATTTACTTTTCCGGAATCTGTGTTAATTTCTTACTAACGATGGGCTTTATATGTCCAGAGTTGAAAATCCTGAACCTCGCTATGGCGGGGTTTTTTATTATTAAGTAACTTGTAAGTTAAATGTATCTTTTAAGGCGCAAGCAACGTAGAGTGCCCGGGTGGTGAATCCCCCTCAGCGGTGGGGCGGCTAGGCAAAACGAGTCGGGTTTGTAAACGCGGTTCTGTGGTCTGGCGCAGAGTCACCGGGAGGCACCCGGCATCACACCCACTCATGCACTTCTTTGTCCGGCCCTGATGTAAGTTATGTGGCGCACAGCAAGCCTGGATTCCGGTTTACATATCAGATAATGTCATCTTGATGAGTTCTGTCAGAGCTTGCAGAGGACAATGATTATGGAGGAAGGATTTTACTGGATACAGCACCAAGGGAAGGTCCAGGTTGCCTACTACACCCACGGAGAAACCGAAGACCTTGAAACGGGTAAGACCGTAACCGGTATCTGGCATCTGACGCAGGGGGATCCCATTTGTGATAATGGTGAAGCAGAAGTTCTGGAAGGTCCTCTTACACCATCATGAGATCGTTAGTCGTTTCGGAATTTGATGAAGGTAGTCGTTATTCGAATGCGTTCCCTGTAATTACAATTTAGGCGAATTTGGAATAACGCTCCTATTAACTGGCATCATCGCACTCCTGTAACCAGACTTAGTTTTCTGCTTACGACTGAAAGGAGCGAAATATGCCAATTAACCATGCTGAATGCATCGAGGCCTGCTACAAATGCGCGGCTGCCTGTGATTATTGTGCTGCTTCATGTCTGAAAGAAGAACAAGTGGATATGATGCGTGAGTGCATAAGACTCGATATGCAGTGCGCGAATATTTGTCGGCTCGCAGCGCAATTTATGACCTTTGATAGTGAATTTGCCAAATCGCTATGCCGTGTCTGCGCAGAAGTCTGTCAGAAATGCGGTGAAGAATGTGGGAAGCACGAAGCAGAACATTGTCAGAAATGCTCTGAAGCTTGCCTTCGTTGCGCAGAAGCGTGCCGCTCGATGGCTTAATGGAACTTGCTTCCAGTTTTCTGTTTGAGCATCGACACTTTAGAATTCTGGCAAACTTTTGCTATTGTTAAGAGTCAGGTGAATCCCCCTGTGCGGCGGGGCAATCCAGTTAACTGCTAAGTGCAGATATGCTTGCGGCTCGTATAACTGGTAGCGAGTCACCGGGAGGCACCCGGCACCTGTCTTAGTATCAATACCTGGGTTTAGTATTGCCTGCTTGCAAAAGCAGGCTTTTTTTATATGCGCTTCGTTAGTAGTGCTATTATTTAATCGTAACCAAGTCATAACCATTAACCGGAGCTCCTGACCGGTCAGTAATGCTGCTCGACACAGTTGCAATACGGATGGTGGCTGGGGAACATACCTACCTACTTAGATTTAAACTCAGTTAGGCCCGCTGAAAATGCGGGCCTTTTTTTATCTCAGGCTCCCGGAACTCCCATCACTCGTCTTGTCGTTAATTCGTCCGGAGAGCCTGATCCCAACTACACACAGCACCCCGGAATTATCGGAGGTGAGAGATGTTTCGAATGGACAAAATAACCACCGGCGCAGCTTATGGCGCCTCTGCGGGGAGCGTGTTGAACGGCATTCTTAACGCATACAGCCCTGAGCAGTGGAACGCCATCGGCGTGCTGGTGGGCATAGTAGTTGCTGTTCTTACGTACCTGACAAATTTGTACTTCAAGATCCGTGAGGATAACCGACGTAACAGGAGCCAGCATGAACCCGACATTGAGGAATAAGCTGGTGGCCGCCATCGCTGGCGGTTCGGGAGCTATCACGATTGCAGCAGTGATGCTGGGTAATGCTGACGGACTGGAAGGGCGACGATATTACGCGTACCAGGATGTCGTTGGCGCCTGGACTGTATGCGATGGGCACACCGGAGCTGACGTTCGCCGCGGTCACCGTTACACCGACAAAGAGTGTGACACTCTGCTGCAGTCAGACCTGCGCAAGGTGGCAGCAGCCATCGATCCGCTGATTAAAGTTCGTATCCCTGAAACCACCAGGGCGGCGCTTTACTCGTTCACCTATAACGTGGGCGCTGGCGCATTCGGGAAATCCACGCTGCTGAAAAAGCTGAACTCCGGTGATGTAGCTGGTGCCTGCAAAGAGCTGCAGCGCTGGACGTATGCTGGTGGGCAGCAGTGGAAAGGTTTGATCACCCGACGCGAGATCGAGCGCTCAGTCTGTGAGTTGCAGCAAAAGCCGCAACTATTCAACGATGGATTCGGTCCGCTTAACCCTGGAATTCCGACATCGGCGCCGGGAGTGTTCTGATGAAAATCCACTATCTCATTGCGATCGTCATGTTCGTCATCTGCCTATTCGGTGGCGTGTGTTGGTCAGCCTGGTATTACAGCGATAAGGCCAGCCGGGAAAAGGAGCGAGCAGATAACGCAGAGCAGCAGGCTCAATCAGCAAACGCCATCACCGCCAACGTCATACAGGCCGTGAATATTATCAACGCCATTTCAGAGGCCAACCAGGATGCAAAGAACCAGATCGCACTGGCGTCACAGAGAGCCAAGGCAGATATCAAAGTGGCTATTGCGAATGATGATTGCGCTCATCAGCCTGTGCCAGCTGCAGCTGCTGACCGGCTGCGGAAGTACGCGGACAGTGTACGTACCGGTTCAGGTGGTACCGCTGCCGGCAAACCTGATAGCTGAGACGCCGCAACCTGCGATTCCCGATCCGCTGACCTATGGGGCCAGCCTGAATTTGAATGTAAGCCTGTTATCAGCGCTAGGGCAGTGCAACATTGATAAGGCCAGCATCAGGAAGATAGAGGCGTCGCGCAGCTCACAGAAGCAACTCCAAATTTAGCTTGCTAACTCATGAACGACTGAAGCAGCGAGTCACGGGTGGTTATCCCAACGACTCTCCGGGAGGCACCCGGCATCATATACCCAAAGCCCTTGCGGTGATGCAGGGGCTTTTTTTGTCACAGACCAATGCATCAGGGTTTCCCTACAGCCAGGAAAGCAAGGGTTTGGTAGATGTATGCAGCGACAACATCATTAGTCTATAATTTATAGACATTTATAGTGGAAGATAGTGATTCAACAACTATCACCTTGCTGGAGAATGGGAATATGAGTAAACCAGAAGAGGCCCAAATGAAAGTTGATGCTCTGACACAAAAGACCGAAGAAGAAATTTCCGCTTTGATCGCAAAAAAAATTTCAGAATTAAGAAAAAAAACAGGAAAAGAAGTATCTGAAATTCAGTTTGTTGCTCGCGAAGCGATGACAGGTCTGGAAGGTTATGACGTGAAAATTAAACTTTTATAATCATATCTTTCAAAGAAGAGGTCGCTTAGGCGGCCCTTTTATTGCCATTACAAAGCGTCTCACCCGGGGCGCTTGATAATGGTTAAAAAAAGAGCCCTCACAAGGAGGGCTACAGGAGTCTCAGTTTATGTGCTCTTTTTATTGATGTTTCCCCGGAGTTGGCATTCTCCGCATCAGAGTCTTGTACATCCTGGCACCGTACCAGGTAACAACAAGCGTAAGCGTGGGACATTAAGAATTTCCGTACGAAGCCATCACCATGGGTAGATTCATCGTAATTGTATTACCTTCTAGCGTCAGCAAGCAGCTTCCACTGAACATTAATTTTATGAAGGCTCTCGCTTCGCCTTGACCATGGCTGGTAGAGTGAAAGAGTACGTTAAAAAAACTTCTGTGAATTTCAACAGTTGATCTACTTCATCGGCCGTGAACTCTTCATCTGAATGAATGGCACTATTTGTATCAATACGGACTATATGCGCCCAGTCAGCCATCTCTTGAGTAATTAAGCCAGTCTCTCTAAGAGCAGAAATGCGACGAACGAGCTTTTCTTCCTCCTTGAGGTGCAGCTCCTTAGTTGCAATATCGATCACTTTTCTGCAATTCATTGCACTGGTTTCATACCTGCATCGAGCAAAATCCTCTTTGGCTTCAATTAAAAATTTTGCTGCGCGGGGAGGTGTACTCATTGGAGCGTCTATTCTCTTTGCTTGAGGGTAAGTTAAGTTGACACGTATATTGCGGTGATTATTAACAATTACAGGATAAGCAGAGTTTTGAGCGCTTTGGCTAGGTCCGCCATGAAGATCAGTCTCAACTTCTGCAATTAACAATTTAAAGCAGGATTGGCATTGAAAAACTAATGAATAATGTCTTTGAGCTAAATGTGCTTGATGGATGAATTTCATTACAGCGTTGTCTTTTAGACAATGTGGACAAGCAATATCGATTGAAAGCATAGCCATTACAAATTTCCCTAATTAAGAAAGGTCATATTTATGGCACTCACCGACAAACAAGAAATTTTTTGTCGCGAGTACCTGATCGATTTAAACGCCACAAAGGCGGCTATTCGGGCCGGGTACAGCGTCAAAACTGCAAACCGTACCGCATCCGAGAACCTGTCAAAACCTGTCATTCAAAACAGGATCGCCGAACTCAAGAGTAAGCGCAACGAGGATGTGGGCATTGATGCCGATTATGTGCTCCGGCGCTTGGTTGAGATCGACCAGATGGATGTTTTGGACATCTTGAATGACGACGGAAGCCTAAGGCCGATCACCTCATGGCCTAAAGCCTGGCGAATTTCGCTAACCGGTTTGGACATCAGCACGACCATTCAAAACTTCGACGAAGAGACCGCCGAGACCATCCTTAAAAAGGTTAAGTGGCCTGATAAGGTTAAAAACCTCGAATTGCTCGGCAAGCATGTGCGCGTGCAGGCATTCAAAGAGCAGGTGGAGCAGAAGGTCACCGCAACCCACAGCATCATGCCGGTCCCGTCCTGCGATAACGTAGACGACTGGGAAGCAGCAGCGCAGAAGCAACAGAACGAGGTTCTTGGTGGATGAATTACAAAGCCGTCTGGAAACCTTTGCCGGGATCGCAGTCGCTCTCCCTGAGTTGCCCATGCAACGAAATACTCTACGAGGGGACGCGCGGACCGGGTAAAACTGCCGCGCAGCTGGCGCGCTTTCGTCGCCTGGTTGGTCTGGGCTACGGCTCGTTCTGGCGTGGCGTGATATTCGATACCGAGTATAAAAACCTCACCGACATCATCACCCAGTCAAAGCGTATGTATCGCCTGTTCAACGACGGTGCCCGATATCTGGCCTCAGCATCTGAGCTGCGCTGGGTGTGGCCGACTGGTGAGGAGCTGCTGTTCCGCTTCGGGAAAGAAGAGGGCGACTACTGGGATTACCACGGCCAGGAGTTCCCGTTTATCGGGTTTAACGAGCTGACCAAGCAGCAGTCGGGTGAGTTCTACGAGATGATGTTCTCCTGCCGGCGATCATCTTTTCGGCCCGAGAACTACCCGAGGGATGATGGCTCACTGCTGAAGCCGATTCCACTGGAGACATTCAGCACCACAAACCCGTTTGGCATCGGCCACACATGGGTTAAGAAGCGCTTCATTGAGCCTGCGCCGCGCGGCACCATCATTCGCGAAACGCAGAAGGTGTTTAACCCGCAGACCGAACGCGAAGAGGACGTGACGCTGACGCGTGTCGCTATCCACGGTTCGTTCAAAGAGAACCCGTATCTGGATCCGCAGTACATCGCGACGCTGATGGCAATCAAAGACCCTAACCGGCGCAAAGCCTGGGTAGAGGGTTCGTGGGATGTCACCAGCGGTGGTCGCTTTGACCATCTGTGGAATGCCTCGCATCACGTGATTAAGCCGTTCCGCATTCCCGATAGCTGGACGGTTGACCGCTCTCATGACTGGGGAGAATCGAAGCCGTTCTCCAACCTCTGGTGGGCGCGGGCTGACGGCACCACCGCCGAGCTGCCTGATGGTCGCCAGTTCTGCCCGCCTGCCGGGTCGCTGATCCTCATTGGCGAGTGGTACGGCTGCCCGCCTGATGAGCTGAACAAAGGGCTGAATATGTCATCCACCAACGTTGCTAAGGGCGTGGCGTGGATTGATAAGCGTCTGGTGGGAGAGGAGCTTGCTGAGCCTGAGGAGATAAAACTCAACGGGGTGACGCAGGGGCAGCTGAACATCATGCCCGGTATCTGCAAGAAGGTTGTTCCCGGACCTGCTGACGGGGCTATCTACAACACCGGTGATGACGAATTATCTATTGCCCAGAAAATGGAATCCCAGGGCGTTAAATGGGTGCCATCCAACAAGAAGCCGGGATCGCGTGTGAACGGCGCGGCACTGTTTGCTGACATGCTGGAGGCCGTCATTGAGGGCAAGAAGCTGGAATCAGGTATGCCAGAGAAACCAGCATTCTACGTGTTTGACTACTGCCGGGGCTGGATAAGCCGTGTGCCGGTGCTCGTTCGCGACAGTAAGAACCCTGACGATGTAGACACCCAGCAGGAAGATCATGACTGGGATGGTACCCGCTACGCCGTCCTGCATTCACCGCCGAAGAAAGTCGGCAAAGTCACCAACCTACGGATTTAACTCCATGCCTGATATTTCAACACCCAATCTGGACTATGGGAACATGGTGCAGGCGTGGGACATTAACGACGCCCTGATGGGCGGCACGCTGTATATGCGCGAGCTGTGTGAGGCATATCTGCCGCGCTGGCCGAAGGAAGACAAAGAGGATTACAAAAAGCGCCTGGCAGTGGCCACGCTACTTCCTGCCTACGAAGAGACGATCAACCAGAACGTCGGGCGCGTATTCGCTGAACCAATCCAGTTGGGCGAAAACGTGCCGGACCAGCTGCGTGAGTTCGCGAAAGACGTGGACCTTGAAGGCACCCGCCTGGATGTATGGGCGCAGTCGTTCTTCAGCCTGGCGATGCAGTATGGCCTCTCCCATGCGCTGGTGGACTATCCCCGCGTTGACCCCGAACAGGTTAAGACCAAAGCCGATGAGAAGGCCACCGGCGCGCGCCCGTACGTTACCATGCTGAATCCCCGCCAGGTGATCGGCTGGAAGTCGAAGATGACTGGCGGCAAGGTCGTGCTTACGTCGCTGCGCATCAAAGAGGTGGTGGTCGAAGACGGTGACGACTTCGGGCAGACGAAAGTCGAACAGATCCGCCTCCTGACGCCGGGCAAGGTCGAAATCTATCGAAAGACCGCTGGTGGTCAGGGTGAAGCAACCTGGCAAAAGCACGAAGAGTGGGCAACCTCCCGTCGAGATATCACCCTAGTCACGCTCTACACCAAGCGCACCGGCTTCATGTGCGGTTCACCGCCGCTGCTGAATATGGCGCTGCTGAACGTTAAACACTGGCAGAGCCAGAGCGAGCAGGACAACATCCTCCACGTCGCCCGGGTGCCGATCCTCACCGTGTTCGGGCTGGAGGAGGGGGAAGAGTTGACCATCGGCTCTTCATCGGCAACCTCGTTCAACGATCGGCAGACGCAGGGCCTCGAGTACGTCGAGCATACTGGCTCATCCATTGGCGCTGGCAAAGAATCGCTGGCTGAGCTGGTGGAGCAGATGCGCCAGGCGGGCGCGAAGATGCTACGTACCGATAACACCTCGACGAAGTCCTTAGACCAGACCTCAGAAGAGAAGATGCAGGAGCAGTCCCCGCTCTACACCATGGCGACCAGTCTGGAAGATGCGATCGACAACATCCTGCAAATCATGGCCGAGTACATCGGTGAGAAAGAGGGTGGCAACGTCGATGTCCGCACTGAACTGGATGTCGAGTCGAAAGAGTTTAACCCTCCGGCAGCGCTGGCTATTCAGTCCCTGCGCCAGGGTGGTGACCTCCGTCGTATTGATGCCATTAAAGCCCTGCAGAAGCTCAACCTGATTGATGCTGATGCCGACCCTGAGAAAGTCCTTGATGAGTTGCTGGCTGAATCGGCCTCGCTGATCGGACCGCCAGCAGAAGAGGTGTGATATGGCCCGTTCCGTCAACGACCGCCTGCAGGATGAGACGATAGCGCATGGCCTCTATGTGACGCGCTACGGCACTGGCGTCGCCCGGCGCATGGTGGCGCTGCTGAATAAACTGGATGCCGAGCTGGCCGCGAAACTGCTGGTGCTTCTGGACGGCAAACGGGCGGATACCTACAGCGCCCGTCGCCTGGCATCGCTGCTGGCTGGTGTGCGTGAACTGAATCAGCAGGCCTACGAACCGGTTAACGCGGCGCTGGCACGCGAACTGACGCGCTACGTTGAATATGAGGCCGGGTATCAACTGGACCTGTTCAGCAGCAGCATCCCACAGCAGATCCTGAAACACGTTCCGCTGCAGAGCATTGCTCCCGAGCAGGTCTACGCCGCAGCAGCAGCGCAGCCATTCCAGGGGAGATTGCTGAAGGAGTGGGGCCAGAAGCTTGAAGCCGACCGGCTGGACAAAATCACCAATGCTGTGCGCTCCGGCTTCCTCCAGGGCGAGACGGTAGAACAGATTGTCCGGCGCGTTGCCGGCACGCCAAAACTTAACCGGGAAGATGGGGTGATCAATGGATCCCGGCGTGACCTGGCGGTGGTGACCCGCACCGCGGTGAATCACATGGCCGCCACGGCGCGGCAGGAATTCGCTCAGGTCAACAGCGATATAGTCAAGGCCAAGCAGTGGTCGTCCACGCTGGATACGCATACCAGCCAGTGGTGCATCATCCGCGACCGCAAGCTCTACTCGCTCGAGGGTAAGCCATTGGGGCATGAAATCCCGTATTTACGCGGACCTGGAAAAATTCACTTCTGCGCGGTACCCAAAGGGACCATTATCACAACTGACAATGGCCCTAAAGCGGTAGAGCATATCGAACTTGGGGATATGGCTTTAACCCATAAAGGGCGCTTTGAGCCGGTCATGCAGAAGGTCAGAAAGGCTGCTAATGGTCTCCCTGTCATTAAGATCCAGGATGATACCGGCAGGGTTCTTTTGATAACGCACGATCACCCGGTATTGACGCTTAAAGGATGGAAATTTGCAGGAGCTCTCAAAGTTGGGGACAAACTTTTCCATCATGGAAAAGAGGTGGTGCCAGTAATCAACGGAAGTTGCCTTGTCACATCTCATGCGCAAGATTACCCAGCCAGACTCCGCCAGACTCTCATCGCGCTTCTGAGAACGACCGAGCTTGTGCCCGCCGACGTCGATTTCGATAGCCACGCCGAGGGATGGGATCGCAAAGTCGAGCAGATAGTGTTCGAAAAGGTGCTGGTGAACCCATCTATCATCATGGGAGAGAGCGAGAAGCATCATTTGCTCGCGATCGCTAATCTTCTCTCTGAATTGGGGTTGCAGCGTTTTGGCTATTTTCTCCCGGTATTCATGGCTAACGTGGCGACTCTTCATTCGCTCACTGACTCTCTCGAAATGACCATTGGCAAGATTGGTTGCCTTGATTCTTTCCACGACATCTCTGCTTTGAGTGGGGTTGTTCGCGGTCATGCGAGCGGAGTGGGCGGCCATGACATCGCTGCTTTCCTTTCTGAGCCCAAAGAAGTGGTGATCGGCTCCGCTGTGGTAGGTGGTAATTCCGCGGTCGATGCTGACACGCTGCTGCTCAGCTCTGGTACGCCTTCTGATGCCGTGCTTAATGGCTGCTCGGGAGACAACACCATTACCGAGCCCGTACAGCCTTTCGATTTCACGCAAAGAAAGGCCCTTGCCCCAATGCTCGAACTGGATGAGGAATGCGTAATCAATAACTTTTCTCATGGCACCATTGAATCCATTTCTGTTGTCGATAATAGGAATGAATTATACGACCTTTCTGTTGGTGAGGCTAATTCATACTTCGCTAACGGTTTGCTCGTCTCAAACTGCCGCTCCGGCGAAATCCTGATTACCAAATCGTGGGCCGAGCTGCAGATAGCCTCTGGCGAGCTGAGCAGCGCTACGCGCGCCTCGATGGACGGACAGGTACCAGCGCATACCAGCTATGCCGAGTGGCTTACCCGGCAGCCGTACGCACGGCAGGAGCAAGTGCTCGGTGTCACCCGCGCCATGATGCTGCGTGATGGCAAAATCACGGTGCCGGAAATGTTCAATGATGCCGGGGAGTTTCTCACCCTGGACGAACTGCGCCGCGTGGATGCGTCGGCATTCGAGTAATACAAACCTCATCAATATCAGGCTGCCTTCGGGCGGCCTTTTTTATGCCTGCCGCTGAGCGGATGCGACGCGGTGAACGGGTCGGATGACCTATTACCAATGGCCGGAAGGCTGGAGCAAAACAATGAAACTCAAACTTGATGCTAACGGCAATGTGGTCGTTGAAAACGGTATGCCTGTGTACATCCATGATGATGGCAAAGAGATCCCGTTCGATGCAGCCGCAGCGATGACCAAAATCACCTCTCTAAACGGTGAGGCTAAAACCCACCGTGAGGCGAAGGAGGTGGCGGAAGCCAACCTCGCGAAATTCGCTGGCATCTCCGACCCGACCAAGGCGCTCGAGGCCCTGGATATGATGACCAAAATCGACCAGAAAAAGCTGATCGACGCTGGCGCCGTTGACCAGGTGAAGGCCGAGATCACCAAGGTATACCAGCAGCAGCTGGACGAAGCGAACGGCAAGACCAAACAGCTCGAAACCCAGCTCTACGACGAGATGATCGGCGGCCGCTTCGGTGGCTCGAAATTCATCTCCGAAAAGATGGCGATCCCGGCTGAGTTCGTGCGTTCTCACTTCGGCCAGAACTTCAAAATTGAAGACGGCAAGGTCGTGGCCTACGACGGCCAGGGCAACAAGGTGTTCTCCCGCACCAAACCCGGCGAACTGGCTGGCTTCGATGAAGCGCTGGAATCTCTGGTCGAGTTGCATCCGCAGAAAGACTACATCCTCAAAGCGTCCGGTAACAGCGGCGGTGGCTCCCACCAGTCGCAGCATCAGGCCGGGCAAAAAACCATGAAACGCGGTGCGTTTGACGCTCTTGATGGCGCAGGCAAGCAGGCTGCGCTTAGCGACGGCGTCAGCATCGTCGATTAATCGAAAGGATATTTAGAATATGAGCAATACGCTTACTGGGTTGATTCCTACTCTGTACACCGCACTGAACCGCGTATCCCGCGAGCAAGTGGGCTTCATCCCTGCCGTGGCGCGCAACGCGAAAGCTGATGCTGCGGCTAAAGACCAGACCGTCACCGCGCCGGTGGCACCAAAAACCACCACCGTCGATATCACCCCTGCAGCGACCGCCCCGAACGATGGCGATCAGAACATCGGTACCGTGGATGTCAAAATCACCAAATCCAAAATGGCCCCGGTCAAATGGAATGGTGAAGAGCAGCTTGCCATCGGGCCATCAGGCACCTATGACATTGTCCTGGCTGACCAGTTCTCTCAGGCGTTCCGCGCACTGAGCAACGAAATGGATGCTGACCTGGCAGCGCTGGCTTACAAGTCTTCCCGTGCAGTTGGCGCGCCGAAAGATACCCCGTTTAGCATCAAAGACGACCTGTCTGATGCGGCGAACGCTCGCCAGGTGCTGACTGATAACGGCGCACCAACCACTGACCTGCGCATGGTCCTGGGCGGCGAAGCGATGGCGTCCATCCGTGGTAAACAGTCCGTACTGTTCAAAGCGAACGAAGCTGGTACCGATCAGCTGCTGCGTGAAGGCATTATTGGTCGTGTGATGGGCTTTAACCTGCACGAATCCGCCAACATCAAGCGCACCGCGAAAAGCACTGCTGCGGGCTATAAGGTCAACGGCGCGAAGAAAGAGGGCGACATCATTGTTGCTATCTCTGCTGGCACTGGCGGTATTGCTGCCGGAACCGCAGTGAAGTTCGATGGCGATGACAACCAGTACATGGTCGTAGCGGCAACCTCTTCCACTATCACCATCGGCGCGCCGGGCCTGCGTCAGGATCTTGCAGACCAGGCAACTGTCACTGTGCTGAGCGAGTTCGCGCCAAACGTTGCCTTTGACCGTAACGCATTCCTGCTGGCTTGCCGTACCCCGGCCATGCCTAAAGGCGGCGATACCGCTGACGACGTGATGAACGTAACCGATCCGGTCTCTGGTATCACCTTCCAGATCGCGCTGTATCGCCAGTACCGTCAGGTGCGTTACGAGGTTGGCGTGGCATGGGGTGTGGCATCTGTTCAGCCTGAACATTCCACCATCATCATGGGTTAACCCACAGGGGCTTCGGCCCCTTTGTTATTCAGGAGGCCCAATGGCCGGATTGACCAAAGAGCAGCGCGCACAGCGTGAGGCTGAAAAGCTTGCCGCGCAGAATGGCGCTGAACAGAATCCTGCTCAGCAGGACCAGCAGCAGGACCAGCAGCAGGACCAGCAGCAGGACCAGCAGCAGGACCAGCAGCAGGACCAGCAGCAGGACCAGCAGCAGGACCAGCAGGGTGTTGAGCTTGTGGTGATGGTGCGCGATCAGCCTGAATTCCCCGGCGGCCCGCTGAGCGCTGAGGTTCACCCTGACGAGGTGGATAACTGGCTGGCGCTGGACTGGCGTCTGGAGGAATAACCATGCTGGTTGCCGATCCCCATTCGCCTGACTTCAACAGCTACGCCAGCGTTATTGACCTGCGCACGTTCGCGTCGGGGCGCGGATATGCCGTTCCTGCCGATGATGGCGAATGCGGCCAGTTGCTGGTGCAGGCTATGGACTATCTGGAAGGCAAGACATGGCGCGGCGAGCGCTCCAGTGCATCACAGCCGCTATCGTGGCCGCGTGCGGGCGTGCGCTTCGACGGCGTTGACCTGCCAGATGACACCATCCCACAGCGCCTGGTTGATGCGCAGTGCCGCCTGGCTCTCGAATCGCAGGAGATTGACCTCACGCCTTCGGTTGCAGGTGGTGGTGCGGTAACGATGGAGCGCGTAGAGGGCGCAGTCACGGTCCAGTACGAACCGGGCACGAATAAGGCGGCACCGTCATTCCCCTGGCTCTACTCCTCGTTGCGTGGGCTGGTGGTGGGCGGCAATCAGATCCGCATCGAAAGGGGGTGATATGCCAATCGACTACCGCCGCATGCGAAACACCGCAAAGCGACTGCTGACCGAGAACGGGAAGTCTTATCCGCTTACCCGCGGTGGCGGCACTACCCGCGATCAGTTCGGCAAAGAGGTAACCACCCCGACTATCACTGCGACCGTCACTGGCGTTGTCACTGAATACTCCTCTCGTGAAATAGATGGCTCTCTGATTACTACTGGCGATAAAAAGCTGGCGGCCACGTTCGAAACGGAAGTGCGCATTGACGACCGCATCGAGATCGACGGCAAAGCATGGCGGGTGGTGCAGCCTAATCCGGTTAAGCCTGCCGATGTACTCATCTCCTACAACATCCAGCTGAGGGCGTGACTATGGCCAGCTCTGTTAATCAGCCGTTCCTGGCTGCCATTCAGTTATTTGTGGATAGTTCGAAGCAGGAGATGGATCAGGTAGTGCGCCTGACGGGCATTAAAATCCTCGCTCAACTGGTTGAGATGTCCCCGGTGGGCCAGCCGGATATCTGGCAGGTTAACCAGACCGCGACGGCGTACAACACTGCGGTGCGGGAGCATAACGCGGCCCTTCGCGATGACTCTGCCAACCTGACCAAATCGGGACGGCTTAAGCGAGGTCTGCGCGTAAATGACTCGATGGACATCAAAAAGCCTGAGGGCTATGTCGGCGGGCGCTTCAAAAACAACTGGTATGTGGGTTTCGACAGCCAGCCTACTCAGTCCAACGATACACCGGACGCTTCCGGCCAGGGTTCAAACTCCCGTGGCATGGCGGTGCTCGAGGTGTTCAGGGTGGGCCAGGTCAGCTCGATTTACTTCACCAATAATCTGCCTTATGCGGCGGCGCTTGAGAACGGGCACTCTGGTCAGGCGCCCGGCGGCATGGTGGGTATCACTGCGCTGGACGCCGCGCAGCTGTTCCGTGAAGCAATGAGCGAGGTGCGTAATGGCCGGTGACCAGTCAATGCGGATCGCTGACCTGCTTGAGAGCCGGGTTGCGGTAATCTGCTCCTCCCTCGGACTGCCAGTGGCCTGGCCGAACATCGCGTTTACTCCCCCGGATAATGCGCCTTACGGGCGTGTTTATGTTCTGCCGGCGCAAACCGTGGGGCAGGACCTGGAAGGCCAGTTGCGTACGTACCAGGGCATTCTCCAGATCAACATCATCGCTCCTGCCGGCAGCGGAGTGACCCTGGCCCGAGGGCTGGCAAAGTCTGTTGCCGATGCCTTCCCCGAAGGGCTGCCGCTGATGGATGGTGACCTGACGGTTTATATCAACGGACCGCCGCAGGTGCGCACGCCGATACAGGATCGCCCAACATCTGCACCCAACGGCAGTAGTGGCTCCATCACCTACACCACCCCCGTCAGCATGCAGTACCGCGCTGATTACTGACCCGCCGCCTGGCGGGTTTTTTATTACCTCAATTCAGGAGAATGCAATGGCATTCGCAATCCCTAACGGGTCACGTGTGAACGTGGCCAAGGCCTATCTTGCGCCGATTGTCTTCACTGCAGCCTCCAACGCGACGGAATGCGAACTGACCGTTGCCTCTGCTGCCGGGATTCTCGCGGGCGATGTTGTCCAGGTCAGTTCTGGCTGGCTCAAACTCGATAACATGGTGCTGCGCGTTAAATCGGTAACCAGTACCAAAATTGTGCTGGAAGCGTTTGATACCACCGATACCAAGAAATTCCCGGCGGGCACCGGCGCAGGCACACTGCGCAAAATCGACTCGTGGATCACCATGCCTCAGGTCATGACGCTCTCTACCGAAGGCGGCGACCAGCAGACCATCAGTGTCCAGTTCCTGGAAGATGATAAGGCCCGTACCATCCCTACGTTCAAAAACGCCGTGGTTCAGGTCTACACCTTCGCGCATGACCCGATGCTGGCGATCTACAAGCGTCTCATCGACCTGGACGACTCCAGCGACACCACGGCGGTATGGTTCCACAACCCGCGTGGCAAAGCGGATCGTTACTACTCCGCCAAAGTATCTTTCCAGCGCGTGCCGCGTACCGAAATCAACGCGGTGGAAAGCAACGACGCGCGCATGAACTTCGAATCGGATATGCAGATTTACCCGATCGCCGATGCCTCCGCTGTGCCGCTGGCGTTCCTGACCAACCTGCCAGCCACCAAAACCCTCGCAGTTGGCGCTGCATTGGATCTGGCTGTGGTTATGCAGGGCGGCTCCGCACCTTACACCTACGTGTGGAAGAAGGGCAGCACCGCCATCCCTGGCAAAACAGCTTCGACGTTCAACATCCCATCTATCGCATCCGGCGATGCGGGCTCTTACATCTGCGAAGTCACCGACGCTGCAGGCAAGACGCTCACTTCAGCTGCTTGCGCCGTCACCGTCAGCTAACCATTTATGCCCGGTTCGCCGGGCTATTCTGAGATGAATCAATGACTCAATTCTCCCTGATCCCGAACCCAACGTTTTCAGCTACTGCCAGCATCCCACAAGCCGGGAAAGAAGACGGCAAACTGACCTTCAGCTTCCGCCATAAAACGCTTGAAGAGCTGCGCGCTCTGGACGAGCAACTGCAAAAAAAAGCCGATGGCAAAAAAGCGCCTATCGCGCCACAGGCCGACTATCTGATGGAAATCGTCGACGGCTGGGCGCTGCCGGATGAGTTCACCCGCGATAACGTGATCGTCCTCCTGCAGAACTATCCGCGCGCGTTCGACAGCATCGGCCTGGCCTACACCAAAGAGCTGATGGGTATCCGCGAAAAAAACTGAGGCAGGTCGCCGCAGCGATGTATACACCGGGACCGACACTCGCGGAGTTAGCCGCTTTTGGTTTAACGCCTGAGGACGTGGAGGAAGAGGTGGGGATCCTGCCATCCATATGGGAGGCCTTTACCGTCTTCTCCACTCTGGCGACCCAATGGCGCGTCGGTGCGAGCGGTGCGACCGGTCTTGATTACAATGTTCTCCCTTGGGTGTTTGAATTGCACGGGGTTGAGGATGCGGCGGCCTGCATGGCTGATATTCGAATCATGGAAAGCGAGGCTCTCAAAGTGATGCATAAGGAGACGGCCTGATGAGTGACCAAATCGCCTCGATCACATTGCGTGCTGACGTATCCGATCTGAAAACAGCCAGCAATGAACTGGATAAACTCGGTGAAGCCGCGGCGGGAGCCGTAGGTAAAGCCGATGACCTTAACAGTGTATTCCGCGCTGGCGCTGAGTCTGCGAAACAGGGCAGCGAAGGTCTCAAAGAGCAGCAGACTGCGCTCAAAGGCCTGCTGGAGAATATCGATCCGGTAAACAAGGCGCTGAACCGCCTGGATGAACAGCAGGCTGCGCTGCGTAACTTCCAGACCAAAGGCTTCCTGGATACCGACGATTTTCAGCACTACAACAAAATCCTGGACGATACCCGACTTAAGCTGACGGATACCGGCGAAGCAGCTGCGCGTGCCCAGGCAGAACTCGCGGCCACTCAGGCGGCAGAGAAGCAATCAGCCGCGCTGAAGAACCTGCTGGGTTCAATCGACCCGACGATCCGCGCATTCAACTCGCTGGACGAGCAGCATGCGCAGCTGGTGGCACACTTCGAAGCAGGGCGCATTAACGGCACCCAGTTCGAGCATTTCAACACCATCCTCAACCAGACGCGTGAACGGCTCTCTGGCGTGGCTGACGTGCTGCCTGAGGCGCTATCCCGACAGGAGGCCGCTGCACGCCGCGCTGGAATTTCTGTGGGGCAGTACAGTGCTGCGCTGCGCACGCTCTCGGCGCAGTTTACCGATATTGCTACTCAACTGGCAGGTGGACAATCCCCATTCCTGATCCTGCTACAACAGGGTGGGCAGATTAAGGATTCCTTCGGGGGCCTCGGTCCAATGCTCCAGGCTCTGAGGGATGCATTATTTGGCTTTAACGAAGAAAGCAGAGGGACCGCTGAATCGGCAACAAACATCAGTGATGCTGCTGAAGGTCTTAATAACACGAGTGAGGCAGCGGAAAAACTGGGGCGGGCGGGTGGTCTGCTAAATACCTTTAACCTTGCTATTGCGGGTTCTGTAGCTGTTCTGGCTGTTCTGGCGGGAGCTGCATATAGCTCATCCCAGCAGTTCGACAATGTTGCCAGATCGCTCATTTTGATGGGAGGGGCTGGCTTCTCATCAATGCAGCAATTGAATGACGCGGCAAAAGATGTTGCAGAAAATGCTGGCGCGTCCCTGGCTGATTCTGTTGATACCCTGGTACAACTTAATGACACCGGGAAGTATACCGCCGACCAGATGACTAAAATCGCCAAATCCATTATGGCTATGGGCGATGCTGGCCTCGATACGAAGGCTGCACTGGCGGACTTTTCACGGCTGGCAAGCGATCCTATTAAGGCGCTGGCAAGCCTTAATCAGCAATATGGCTTTGTTGATGAAGCTATGATGAAGCACATCATCACCCTTGAAAAAACTAAGGGCAAAACAGCAGCTGCAAACGAAGCGATAACGTTGTTTGCCAGCACCATGGAGGACCGTAGCAATAAAATTGTTGAGGCCACCGATAATATCGGGCAAGCCTGGAACGGACTAAAAGCCTCCTCTTCCGACATTTTCGGCCAAATCGGGATTACAGTTCGGGCCTGGGGCAATCAAATCATTGATATCTTCAAATTGCTGAAAGCATCCATCAATGATTTGTTTCTGAATCTCACCTCGCTTGACGCTAAATTCACCGGAACAGTTGCCGGATGGGCTGAAAAAATTCCTGGTGGTGGTGCGCTGGCAAATTTCCTCGGCATGGATGTCGAGGCAATGAAAAAGGCTGGGGCTGAAGCTGACAAAGAAATCGCAGCCAATAAAAAACGCTACGATGAACTCTGGAAACGGATCTCCGCACCAAACGCGCAAGCTAATTACGAGGCTGAAGCGCGAGGAACCTCGGTCAAGGGTGAAGGGGGTACAAGTCGCGAATCGAGAGATGCAGTTTCGAAGCTTACCCAGGACTCTGCCAAAAAGACCAAAGAGGCAAGAGCTACGCTGGATGCTGGCGATCGCACCCTGGAGAACTACCGCGGCCAGGCCAGAACCCTAACGGAAACGCTCGAAACCCTGCGACAGACCGGCGATCTTCACGCCAAAAACACTGAGTTCAGCAAACAGCAATCGCATTTTGCCGAATTGGACGAGGCCGCTAAAACCCGTGCGCTGACTGCCCAGGAGAAATCTCTTCTCTCAAGTCGGGAGGCCATCCTCAACGCTGCTAAGGTTGTGGATCAGAAAAACAAGGAGGTTGAGGCCCAGCAGAAGATTAATGGCCTGGCGCAGCAGGCTAATAAGTACGTCACTCAGATGTCGGAAAAGACTGATGCCGTACGTGATAGCGCAGGCCTCAGCAGTCGCCAGACACAGCGTATGATGGAGGAGGCCCAACTTCGTCAGGGCTGGCTGAACGGAGGCGGTAAGCTTGAAGACGCTGGATATGAGAAGGAGTTAGCGGCACTTCGTAAATATTATGCTGAAGAAGATAAGTTGCGTGGCGACTGGAAATCAGGTGCTATCAGCGGCTGGAATGAGTATTTGGACGTCGCCACCAATACTTATGACGCCGTTAAAAATGTAGCCAGTTCAACCCTAACAGGCCTGAGCGACATGCTGACCGAACTTATGACTACCGGCAAAGCGTCGGTTAAAGAGTTCGGCAAATCCATGCTCAAGATGATCCTGGATGTGACAAACCGTCTTATGGTTGCCTACGCAGTGCAGGCGGCAATGGGGTGGGTTAACGGCGGGTCTGGTGGTGGCTCAACTCCGGGTGGAGCTTACGCCAATGCTGCTGCAGGTGTAACGTTCAACGCTAAAGGCGGCGTATACGATTCTCCAGGTCTCAGTAAATATGTGAATGGCGTCTACAATTCACCTCAGTATTTCACGTTTCAGGGAGCCTCTAAGTTTGCCAAGGGTGGTGTATTTGCCGAGGCGGGCGAAGAGGCGATCATGCCGCTTACGCGTGATTCCGCAGGACGACTGGGAGTCAGGGCGCAAGGTGGGGGCGGTTCGCAGCCGCAGGTCAATATTGATATCTACGTCGATAACAAGGGCAATACATCATCAAATACGTCTGGAGATGGTAATGCCGCTGCCAGAGCTTTAGGCAAGGAAATCGAAGCCAAGGTGACTGAGATCCTGGCAAGAGCCGCCCGAAGCGATGGATTACTTGGCAGACAGTTCCAGGCAAAGTAATTTCCTGGCTTAATTCCTGAGATGGGAATATCACATGTACCTGGTTACAGCCATACATCCCCTAGTTATCATGAGCTATACGATGCTAATCAAGGGGATGATAATGAAGGCGCTCAAAATTGGCCTTGTAGGGATTGTTGTTATTTATTTGTTCATCAATGCCAGTAAATCACAAGAGATAAAAAGCGAAGACATACCTGCGTTTGCTAAAAGTGAGTCAAACGCTTGGATTGCAAAAACGCTAGATAAACTAGGTGCCGACGTTATCAAAAGCTCAACCTTCTATCTGAAGCAAGAGCTGACGGAGGAGGACATTGTTAACGGCTATGTTTGCGGAACAATAACAACCGGGGAACGCTTCTTTACTGAGGTCTCGATCAATAAGCGCAAGCACACTTCTGGCATTTTCAAAAATATGATTTTTGATAAGCGCAATGCAAAAACATTTAATCAGATCTGGAACGCTGAGTGTAAGTAACCACCACACCCGACGACCACCCACCCGAACTCGAGCCTCGCTAACGCGGGGCTTTTTTGTCGTTAGTCGATTGAGATCAATGAATCAGCATTTGCCGTTGCGCCTGTGATTTCTCCTGATAGGATTAATCTTATCTTTTACTGATGGGGATAGGGATGTGAAGAAAATTCTTGTTGTTCTATTGGTGTCACTTTTCTCGCTAACAGCAACGGCTGCAAACAAACCATGCTCAGGTAAGAAAGGTGGAATATCGCATTGCTCAGGTGAAAAGTTTGTTTGTAATGATGGAACTATCAGCAAGTCTAAGAAGGTTTGCCAGAAATAGTTGTCTATAACTGGCTCCCACTATCAAATTCAAACCCGCTTCGGCGGGTTTTTTTATGGAGTAAATATGGTAGTTGAAACCTACGGCTGGCGCTCGCAGCTCGGTGCCGGGCCCATTGAATATGACCAGACGGTGCGTGCAGCGCAGTTCGGCGATGGTTATGAGCAGGTGGCCGAGAACGGCATCAACTCCACGGCCATTCAGGTGCCGCTGAAGCACACTGGTACCGATGCCGAGGTAAAAGCTATCCGCGACTTCCTGCTGGCTCATACCGTAAAGGCTTTCATCATCACGCCGCCAGGCGAAGAGAAGGGGCTTTACCGGACTGTCGCTAACTCGGTGCGCAAGAACCAGATCAACAGCAAATTCGCTGAGCTGACGTTCACTATTAAACGGGCCTACGGGGTATACGCATAATGGAACTTGTTGATCAGGCCGCGAAGCTGGCACCAGGCGGCAGGGTCCGCCTGGTCGAAGTGGATGCCTCAGAGTTCAGCGGCGGGATCCACTGCTTTCACTACAGCCCGTTTCCCCATACGCCTGCCGAGATTGACGCGGCGAACGGCGACGAGGCCAGGCTGGGGCCGAAGCCCATCATCTGGGATGGCAACGCCTACGAGTTCTGGCCCTTCCAGATTGCCGACCTGGCGCTTTCAACGGATCAGGCCGCCGAGCCAAAGCTCAGCGTGTCTAACCTCGACGGCCACATCACCGCGCTTTGTCTCCAGTTTAAGGACATGGTGAATGCGAAGGTAAGCATCATTGACACCTACGCGGTTTACCTGGATGCGGTGAACTTCCCGGGCGGTGTTAATCCGACAGCAGACCCGACGATGTTCTCCCTACAGACCTTCTGGCTGGATACCAAAACCTCTGAAGATGACGAGATGGTGTCCTGGTCGCTCAGTAGCCCGGCAGACCTGCAGAACCTGGTCATACCAACCCGGCAGATCACCTCGCTCTGCGAATGGGCACTACGCGGACAATATCGCAGCGGTGACGGCTGCACCTACAACGGCACGGCATATTTCGATGCGAAGGGTAATGCGGTAGCGGACCCGGCGTTTGATGTATGCGGGGGTTGCCTCAGTGACTGCCGCAAGCGTTTCGGCGCAGGGCTGGCAGAACCGAACACTGCCGTTCTTGATTTCGGCGGCTACCCGGCGACAGTTCTCTTCACCCGATAACCGGATATACCCATGAACAAAACCATTATGACGGCGATCCGGGCGCATGCGCTGGAGGAATCCCCACGCGAGTGCTGCGGCTTTGTCATTCAGTCAGGACGGCGCCAGCGCTATATCCCTGTGCCGAACAGCCACGAAAACCCGACCGAGCATTTCAGAATTGACGGTCAGCACTGGGCGAATGCTGAGGATGCCGGAACCATTATCCGGGTCATTCACTCCCACCCGGGCGACGGCGCACGGCCTATCCCGTCTGACCTCGATCGCCAGCAGTGTAATAACTCCGGCGTGGTCTGGGGCATCTACGCTCCGGACTGCGATGAATACGCAGAAGTAACGCCGGACGCCATACCGCTGATTGGCCGCCCGTTCATTCTGGGTTCGCACGACTGCTGGGGGCTGGTCATGGACTGGCACGCCACTCAGGGCGTGATGCTTAACGATTTCCGCGTTGATTACCCATGGTGGGAAAGCCAGTACCCGGACAACCTCTATTTTGACAACTGGGAGCGGGAAGGGTTTGTCGAATGCGACCCGGCGCCCGGCTGCATGGTCATCATGCAGGTTGAATCCGCTAAGTGGAACCACGCGGGGATCATCACAGAGGAAGGTGAGCTACTTCACCATCTATATGGCCAGCCCTCCTGCATCACGCCGTATGCCCGGGGTTACTTCAAGGACCGGACCATGATCTGCGTTCGCCACAAAGACCTGCCGCAGGAGATACAGCCATGGCGCGTTTAACCACTATCCGCCTGTATGGAGCGCTGGGAGCCCGGTTCGGGCGTGTCCATAAACTGGCCGTGCAGACATCGGCAGAAGCCGTGAAGGCACTCTGCATCAACCTGGACGGGCTGGAAAGCTACCTGATGAACGCCAAAAAGAACGGCATGACGTTTGCGGTGTTCCGCGGTAAGCGGAATATAGGGGTTCAGGACTACAAGGAGTTGGGCGGCGATAGTGACATCCGTATTGCGCCGATTATGGAAGGGGCGAAAAAGGCCGGCATGTTCCAGACCATTCTCGGGGCGGTCATGGTGGTTGCCGGCATTGCAACGGGCATTCTCACTGGATGGACCGGTATCGGCGCGACGTTTGCTGCAGGACTGATAATGTCCGGTGGTTCAATGATGGCCGGCGGAATTTACCAGATGCTATCGCCGCAGCCCAAAGGCTTGCAGGGGCGCGATGACCCGGACAACAAACCGAGCTATGCCTTTGGCGGCGCAGTGAATACCCTGGCGATGGGCAATCCGGTTGCTCTGCTGTATGGCGAGCGTGAAATCGGGGGGGCGATTATCAGTGCAGGGATCGTGGCCGAGGACATCTGACGACTTCTTACTCTTCAATTAGCACCCGGTCGGGTGCTTTTTTATGGATGCAATATGGCAACGATTACTGGTGCAAAGGGCGGAAGCCAGAAGCAGCATACGCCTGTCGAACAGCCTGATTCAGCCCAATCTATGGCGCGTTGCCGTATGCTGCTGGCGCTCGGTGAAGGGGAGTTTGCTGGTGGGCTGGACGCGACCCGGATTTTCCTTGACGGCACTCCGCTGGGCAACGCCGATGGTTCGATGAACTTTGAGAATGTCTCCTGGGATTTTCGCCCTGGCACGCAGACGCAGACGCCGATCCCCGGCTTTCCTGCTGTGGAGAACGAGACCAGTATTGGCGTATCGCTGACTAAGGCCACACCCTGGACCCGCGCTATCAGCAATACCCAGATTGATGCTGTGCTGGTGCGCATCGGGATCACCGGCCTGCAGCAGCAGGAGAATGACGGCGATATCGTAGGCACCACCGTCGCATATCACATCGACGTTGCGGTTGATGGCGGCGCATACAAGACAGTACTCACCAAAACGGTAACGGAAAAGCTCAGTTCACTGTACGAACTGACGCACCGCATCAATCTGCCCAAAGCCACCACTGGCTGGCAGATCCGTGTGGTCCGCGATACTGCCGATAGCGCCAGCCAGATGCTGCAGAACAAAACGCAGGTACAGGCCATCACCGAGGTCATCGACGCCCGCTTGCGCTACCCGCATACCGCGCTGCTGTATGTGTCATTCAATGCAAAAGCATTCAGCAATATCCCGAAAATATCCTGTAAACCGAAAGGCCGGGTGATCCGCATCCCGCAGAACTACGATCCCGACGCACGGACGTATAGCGGTACATGGGACGGCACATTCAAGTGGGGCTGGACGAACAACCCGGCGTGGATCTGGTTTGATGTCCTGACAGAGCCGCGCTTTGGTCTGGGCCGCCGGGTAACGGTGGATATGCTCGATAAATGGGAGCTCTACCGCATCGCCCAGCGCTGTGACCAGCAGGTACCGGACGGGAAGGGTGGTACCGGCACAGAGCCGCGATTCATGTTTGATGTCTATATCCAGTCGCAGGCCGACGCCTGGCAGGTTATCAAGGATATCGCTGCTGGCTTCAACGGCATGACGTTCTGGGGCAACAACATGTTCAATGTTGTCTCTGATATGCCGGCAGACACGTCAAAGCTGCAGATCCTCACCCGCGCATCAGTGGTGGGTAAGCCAACGTATTCCAGCGGCAGTGAAAAAACGCGATTCTCGAGCGCGCTGATTAACTTCAGCGACCCGGATAACCATTATCAGGACCGCACCACCGCGGTAATGTTTCCTGAGCTGGTGAAGCAGTTCAAATTCAAGCAGACCCAGCTCACGGCCATCGGCTGTACACGCGAGAGCGAGGCGCAGCGCCGTGGCGGGTGGGCGGTTTATTCTAACTCACTGGACCGTATCATTACGCTGCAGACCGGGCTGGATGGCTTCGCCTATGTCCCTGGCACCGTATTTGCCTTCGCTGATGAGCGCGTTTCCGGGCGTGTTTATGGTGGCCGCCTCACGGACTATAACGCCGGGCTTAAAGCGGTAACAACCGATCGCGGTACCAGCGCTGTCGCGGGTGACACACTGATGATCCGCACCCAGGGCGGCACTGTGGAAAGCCGGATTATTCAGGCGGTCAACGGCACGCAGCTGATCGTGGCCACGCCGTTCACAGCAGCGCCAGCGCCAAACGCTATATTCGTTATCGATGCCGGGCAGTTGCGCCTACAGTACTTCCGCGTCACGAACCTGACGTTTAACGATGAGGAAAACACCTATACCATTATTGGCGCGGAATACAACGCATCGAAATATGATGCCGTCGACCACAATGCGCGCCTCGATATCCCGCCGATCAGCCTCATCCCCACGGGTGTGGTATCTCAACCAGGTAACATCGTGGTGTCGAGTTATGAATCGGTGCGCCAGGGGCAGCGCATCGCGACGCTGACGGCGTCCTGGGACGTCCCACTGGATAAAGCCGGGAAGCCGCAGGCCGATGTGATCGCCTATCAGGTTCAGTGGCGCCGCGGGAGCAGCGAATGGGTGAACGTTCCGCAAACCGGCCTACGGAATATCGAAGTGCCGGGGATCTTCGAAGGTGATTACCTGGTGCGGGTCAGGGCAATTAATGCCGGTGGCGCATCAAGCCTGTGGGCAACGTCAGCGCTGACCCACCTTAAGGGCCGGATCGGTGATGTGCCCAAGCCAGTTAATTTCCTCACTACACCATTGCTCTGGGGGGTACAGCTGGACTGGGATTTCCCTGCGGGCACTGGCGATACGCTACAAACCGAGATTCAGTATTCCACGGTATCAACCGGCGCGAACCCGATGCTGCTGGCTGGCGTCCCGTATCCCCAGCAAATTTACCAGCAACTTGGGCTAAAGGCCGGGGTGGGGTTCTGGTACCGGGCGCGGCTGGTGGACCGCACCGGCAATAAGTCGGCCTGGACTGACTTCATTCAGGGCAGCAGCAGCTCGGATGCCGCGGATTACCTGGTGGATATCGATAACCAGATCAAACAGACCGACGCCTACAAAGACCTGGTTTCGGAAATCACTGATCTGGGTGACGATATCCAGTCGGCACGCGACGACATCAGCACAGTCACAACAGAGTCGGCGGCGACCAAAGCGGGACTGGCGCAGGAGGTGGTTGACCGTAAGAAAGCCATCACCGACGAGGCAGCGGCCCGCGGCCAGGCACTGCTGACCGAGAAGAATGAGCGTGTCGCGGATATCAGCAACGTCAACCAGACGATTCAGACCACCACTGAATCGCTGGCGCAGGCGATGGCTCAGATTTCTGCTGGTACTGGCTCCCAGTTCGACCCGGCTAAAATCTGGTACTTCGATTCGACGGTAGAAGGCTGGACCGGGAACGGGGCGCCGACACTCGTGGACGGGTGGATCCGCCCGGCGAACCATGCCACAGATCCGTGGGTGGCGTCTCCCGGTTCACTAGGAGTTAACTCGTCGTCCTATCGCTTCGTTAAACTGCGCATCAGGAAGTTCGGGGCGCCGGGCTGGGCGGGGCAGCTGCGGTGGCGGGGTACCGGTGGCTTTAACGACACCAACATGGTCACCGTCGCCGAGCCTGCTTATGACGCGAACGGGATCGCCACGCTGGAGTTCGACAATATCCCCTGGCTGACTGAAGCCACGATGAATCAGTTCAGGCTGGATCTGTCCACTAAGCAGGATGCGACGAACTACTACCTGATTGACTGGGTGGCGCTCGGGCGGCCTACGCCCGGTGCAGGTATGGCGGTGCTGCAGCAGGAAACGACAGCACGTGTCGCTGGCGACCAGGCGGAGTCCACAGCGCGCGAGACGCTGGCGACGCAGATCCGGGGCGGCTATACCGGTGACGATCCGTCAAAACTGGCATCGGGTCTGCTGTACACCGAACGCCAGGCGCGCATCACGGCGCAGGAAGCGGAGGTGACGGCCCGGACGGCGCTGGAATCGACCGTTAATGCCATCAAAGCCAGCGTGACGCAGGAGCTGGCAACGCTGACGACTGAGCAGGAGGCGCAGGCAACCACGTTGTCGGGCCTGCAGACCACCGTCGGGAAAAATACCGGCGATATCACGCGCATCGATAAAGCCGTTGCCGATAACAACAAAGCGCAGACTACCGCGCTGGCCGCTGTTAAAGCCACAACAGATCAGAACACGGCGGACATCAGCACGGAAACCACGGCCCGCACGGATGCAGACAGCGCGCTCGGTCGCCGTATCGACAGCCTGAAAGTGGATGTGGACGGCAACACTGCCAGCCGCGACGCCGGTATTGTCGGCAACGTCAGCAACGCGCTCGCCAACTTCATGGCTTTCTCTGATCAGCGCGTCACGTTTGCCGTTGGCGAAACGAAAACGATGGCCGAGATCACCGAGACCCGGAAGACCGCCGCGGATGCCACAAGCGCTGTAGCCGAACAGGTCACGACGCTTAAGGCCACGGTTGAGCAAAACGGCCAGACCAACGCGGCAGCCATCACGCGCATTGATAAAGCCGTTACGGATCTGGATAGAGCTACCGCGACCAGCATTGAGCAGGTAACGGCTGCAATTGGCGATACAAATGCCAGTGTGCAGACGACCAGCCAGGCTGTTGCTGATATCAACGGCAAGCTCTCCGCGCAATGGGGCGTTAAAGTCCAGGTGGAGGCGAACGGTGTTAAACGCATCGCGGGTATCCAGCTGGGCATTGACGGTACAGGGGCCTCAAACTTCCTGATTTCAGCCGATACGTTCGCGGTTTATAACCCGACGACGAACGGGCAGGAACTGGTGTTTGCTTCGACCGGCGGCCAGATGTTCATGCGTTCGGTGTTCATCCAGGACGGTTCTATCGACAACGGCAAGATCGGGAATTACATCCAGTCCAGCAACTGGGACGGGACCGGCAATGTCGGCTGGCATATCAATAAATCCGGGTATGCCACGTTCAACGGCGTGACCGTTCGCGGGACGATCTATGCTACTGACGGGAGCTTTAAAGGCAGGGTTGAAGCGACCAGTGGGAGCTTTAAGGGAACGGTTGAAGCGACAAACTTCATTGGTGATGTGGCTAACGTTGGTGTGTCTTCAGATACTTACGTTTCAGGCGGAGGTGTGGCAACCAATACCATAACTTTCACTGACTCCTCCTCATCATCACTGAATAAGTCAGCTCTGCTTGAGGCGATGATTACAGCGTCATCTATTCAAGGGGAAGGCCTGGTAAACATCACCCTCAACATTAACGGCGATGTCCGTGACTTAGGCTCTGTCTACATTCCTGCGGGAACCGGTGGGCTTCGGATAACCGTACGTCATGCTGTTCGAAACATTACGGCAAACGTGATTACAGGGACGATTACGGTTACTGGTACCGGGACGGCTAGTAAGCGTATTGCCGCTCCGACACTGACCATCACGCGCGGTACCGGCTCCTTCTCCTGATCCCTACAACCTCAGACCATCCAACCCAGCTCTGGCTGGGTTTTTCATTTTAAGGACATCACGAATGGCCACACTTGATGACGATTTGGCGAAAGCCGTCACAGAAGGTTTTCGCCTGGCGCAAAGCAGTATCATCAACCAGGACCTGATTTTATCGGGCACCGGTGACGTCACCGTCACACTGGCTGACGGTTCGAAAAAGACCGGGCCCAGCTGGGCGAAGCTGACCGCAGCAGCGATGGCAGCAGGAAACAGCGCCGCTGCAGCCAAGACATCCGAAACGAATGCCCTGGCTTCAAAAAACGCCGCAGCAACCAGCGCCACGAACGCGGCAACGTCTGAGGGGAATGCTCTCGCGTCGAAGAACGCAGCCAAGACTTCAGAAACCAACGCGAAAACGTCTGAGACGAACGCGAAGACATCAGAGAATAACGCCAAAACCAGCGAAACGAACGCCGCAGCATCACTGGCCGCCGCCCAGCTACTGACGTCTGTGCCTTACGAAGAGGCTCCGTTTCCTGACGTCTGGTTGCCGCTCAATGATGACATGCGCCTGCTGGCGGGTTCCGCGCCTTATGACCGGCTGATAATTTCCGGGCAGGTACTGGAGCTGCCAACAAAGTCAGCGACCTTTACCCGGTCAACCAAAGCAACGTATATCGACAAATCCGGCGTATTGCAGACCGCAGATATTAACGAACCGCGCTTTGAAAAGGCTGGGTTATTACTGGAATCTCAGGCCACAAACTTATATACAAATTCCGAGCAATGGGGAGCAGGATCAAGAGTTACCACCACGAACAACAGTGGTGACTCACCTCGTGGCGATAAAACGATGGCGCTGATAATAGAGGATACAGCGGGGGCAGAACACTACACGCAGGATCGCAATATTGCTTTGGTAGCAGGAACAACTTATTGCTTTTCCGTTTTTGTTAAGGCTCACTCCAGCCCACGCAACTTATATTTGCGTGTTGCTTCTGGTAGCACATCTCAAACTTTCTTTGACCCGGTTACAGGGGCATGGTCTGGTAATGCGGGCGGAGCTGATTATATTGATCGCGGGTTCGAGGATTTGGGAAGCGGCATTTACCGGGTCTGGATGGCGTTCACAGCCGCCGCAAGCCAAAGCACAGTTATTCGCCTTCAATTAGCAAACGGCGTTTCATCAAACTACACCGGTGATGGCAAGTCAGGTTTATATGTATGGGGCGCGCAATTAGAGGACAGCCCTTTCCCTACTTCATATATCAAAACCGAGGCGTCTACCGTTGCGCGTACCGCAGACAGTTGGAGCATTCCTGTTGAAAATGCTGGATATAAAACCCTTGCCACTCTGTTTAATAGGACCGTTGCAGCGGAGCTAACTGCAAAGTTTATGCCTGTGGGCGGCTATACTGAGGCTATATCTGTCCAAGGACCCAGATATGACATCGTTTGTCGACTCGATACGAATAAAATGATGCGTTCCTACCGCAGTAACCCGCTGGAGATTGCTCTAGAAAATGGGGCGTCAGGTATATTCGCATATACCATCACGGGCAATGCTGTGTCTATGTCATTTATTGGAAAGACCACTTCAGGTACCCGAACCAATGCCGATGTTAATGCGATCACGAAATTCGGTAACGTAGCCCAGTCTACTGCAAGGTTCGTTTATTACCTTCGCAACTTCCGCATCTGGCACCGTGTCTTAACTCCCAACCAAATTAATGGACTCCGCTAATGAGAGATTTATATCTGCGCTTTAATGACGCCGACCAAATGCGCACGCAACTAATCGCGGTGGGGTTTGTGGATGATGAGGGGCAGGGTGGTTTATATCACCCCGATATCAGCCTGGATATCGTTGGCTTTATCACTGTCCCTGCTGAAGTTATCAATCCCGGTGAAGAAAACGAAATTATCAAATACACCACAGAGCCAGGCTATCACGTCAATTTGCGCGTCATGAATGACTCGCTCGATTTATCCGGTCTGAACGACTTTGTGGTTACACCGAATACACCGGCACGCGTGTGGGCGTAAGGAATTAAGTTATGGTAAACAGAATAGACACGGCTGAATTAAGCAGGGCCATTGCTGCCTGGACATCCACCATCAATGACGCGTCTCTGCCGGGGGTCGGGAGTACGGTTTATGGCGGATACATAAAGTCACAGTACACCGTAAATGGCGTTGAGAAGATATCCGCCCAGCTCCAGATCGTGAAACGCATCGAATGGAACTACTCCATTGCCAGACTGGTGGTGTTGCAGAATGCGGGGGGTACAGACTCCGCGCAGAACAACTACTTCGACTTCATGTCCAACGGCAATGTGCAGATCCCGGGACGTTTGTATATGGGCGGTCCAGCCGTGAGTTCGTGGTGGAACTCAGCACAGGCCCACTATGCCTCTTATTACGCGGAGACCGCCACGGATTCTCCGGGTAACGGGGCTATAGCTGGCCTTTCCTGGGGGTATCAACATGGCGGTGGGTATAACCTTCGATCGATGTGGGGTAATGTTGGTAACGGGCTGAGTTCCTGGGCTAACACTGCACTAACACAGTTCGGAGATAGTGGGTCCAAGATACGGTACTGGTACTTCACCCCAGCCAACGGGGACTTTGTTACCTCAGTCAGCGGTGATGGAGGATTTTCTGGCAACTATACGTATCAGAAGGCAGCTACCTCTGATGCCACACTGAAGCACGATATCGCCTATGACGATGGCAAAGCCTCTTACGACAACATCAGGAAGCTGAAACCCTGCACGTTCGTGTATAACGGCGATTACCTGGAACGTGTGCGCCGGGGGATCATCGCCCAGGATGCTTTGCGGGATATTGACCGTGAGTATGTGAAGCTGGTTCCCGCTGCGCCTGAGTTTGACAAAGAGGGGAATCGTTGTGATAAAGACGACACCTTAGCTCTTGATAATAACGTTATCCAGATGGATACGGCGCTGGCGCTGCATCACGCGATTGCCAAAATCGAGGCGCTGACCACCCAAGTCGTGCAGCTGCAGGTTGAGGTTCAGGCACTGAAGTCGTAACGGCATCAGAATGTTCAGCAGTAATTATCATCAACCGCAATTCGAACTCTCTGAAGAGAGAAAAAAGCCCGCACGGGAGCGGGCACAACTCCCTTAGCTTTGTTATTAATCCTGCGTTCATGACGCAGGTAGTTAACATATCGGCGGCATTAGCCATTACTTTAGGTAGGAAGCATTAGCGCTTCGTTTAAAATCATCTAAATTTAATGAAGGTGAATCCCCCTATGCGGCGGGGCAATCCAGTTCTGTAGGTGTAAATATGCTTGCGGCTCGTATGACTGGTAACGAGTCACCGGGAGGCACCCGGCACCTGTATCAGAGTAAGCTGTTTGTTTGTGCTGGTTTCTTTTGCCTGCTTAATAGGCAGGCTTTTTTTTGCGATGTTGATAAGGAGTCTCGGATGGCGAGTGTTGCTTTGTTAGCCGTTTTGTTTGTGCTTATCGTGTCGGGGCTTATCGGCCTCTTAGGGACGTTATTAAATATTTGGTGCGATAAGGAGCAAGTTTAAATACCGCTTAAAATGATGCCTGGTCCGACCATGACTACCAGAACATTAAGGATTATTAAACTATCCTTTAGCTAACATGATGAGGTGTAGTGGATCAGCTAACAGCTTGGAGGCATCATACCTGCTATGAAATTCATTTGTCCTGTTTGCAGAAGTAATCGGTTCTTTTTCACCTCCTTCAATCCCGAGCAAAATCTGCCACACGGCGCGGTATGTTCCGTATGCGGAACCCGGCTTACTAAGCGCTCCATCCTTCCAACTCCGCGCAGAAGGCGATGGCCTAAACAGGTGGTTTAATCATTTGTGACACGAAGCGGCTTGCGATGATCGATGCAGTCCTTAGGGGTTTACATGACTCATTCCGAAACCAGCCACATATTGGCTTCTTCGAAAACTTCTCCCAGTATGCCCAGCATCGGCTTAACCTCTGTCTCTGAAAAATTTCTATGCACTCGCTTGGTTAATTCGGCAGTACAACCAGATGTTCAGCAGTAATTATCAATAGGCACAGCCTCCTTGCCCTGGCCCTTCCTTAAAACTACTGTATGAATACACAGTAATAATAAATGAGAGGTCACCATGCCCCGTCAATCAGAAATTAACTCGGCTTTCCACGCTGCTATTCAGCTTAACCCCAAGGGCTATCGGTGCTTGCGCACTGAAGACTTTATCCGCGAGTTGGCAAAGGTCCATTGGCATTTCAGCCGAGCCGACGCCAACGAGTGGATACAGCGCTACCAGCCAGATTTCACGGATAAGACAACTGACGGAACCGATAATCACTACTGGATCCTGCGCAACATGGGAATGGTTCACTGATGGGCTTCGTATCTCCGGCAACCGATTATGTCGAGCAGCGCCTGTCCCCGGCCAGCATTTGCACCACGAACGAAAGTCGCATCCTGGAAACGTCAACCGGGTTTGCGGTGATCGAGCCGGTCACCCGGTTGGTGCAGGGGCAGGTGCTGCTGATCCTCAGCGGCGGGCGTACGCAGTTCGCTCGGGTCATGGAAAAAGCGTTAATCACGGAGGACGGCGAAGCGATTGAGGGCGCGGCGGCCGAAGAAGTCGAGGTTATGGGTAGGGTGACGTTTTTCATCAACAGCGCGATGGAGGATGATGGCGTGGTGTGATGGGGTATTGGGGCATGGGTGGGACATAAAAGTGCCGCAGATGATATGCAAAAGAACAAATGGATGCATTTCACTAGCGGCAAGTTACTGTTAAATACTCAGGAATTAAGGACAATCCCACAAAGACCCGTTACAGCGCTTTAAATCATGGACTTCCAGCTTTACTCGCTGGGCGCAGCCTTAGTCTTTCACGAGATCTTCTTCCCGGAACAGTCGGCGGCGATGGCGCTGATTCTGGCGATGGGGACCTACGGTGCGGGCTATATCGCCCGTATCGTCGGGGCCTTTATCTTCGGCAAAATGGGCGATCGCGTGGGGCGCAAAAAGGTGCTGTTTATCACCATCACCATGATGGGGATCTGTACCACCCTGATCGGTGTACTGCCGACCTATGCGCAAATTGGAATCTTCGCGCCGGTGCTGCTGGTGACGCTGCGTATTATCCAGGGGCTGGGCGCGGGTGCCGAAATCTCCGGCGCGGGCACTATGCTGGCGGAATATGCCCCGAAAGGGAAACGCGGCATTATCTCTTCGCTTGTCGCCATGGGCACCAACTGCGGGACCCTCAGCGCCACGGCGATCTGGGCGGTGATGTTCTTTGCTCTCGACCGTGAAGAGCTGCTGGCCTGGGGGTGGCGTGTGCCGTTCCTGGCCAGTGTGGTGGTGATGATCTTTGCCATCTGGCTGCGGATGAATCTTAAAGAGAGTCCGGTGTTTGAGCAGGTCAATGCCGAAGAAGCCCCTGCGCAGGCAGCCGCGCAGGAAAATACCCTGGGAGCGATGGTGAAGAGCAAATCGTTCTGGCTGGCGACAGGCTTGCGTTTTGGCCAGGCGGGTAACTCCGGTCTGATCCAGACGTTCCTTGCGGGCTATCTCGTACAGACGCTGCTGTTCAACAAAGCCATCCCGACGGATGCCCTGATGATCAGCTCCATCCTTGGCTTTATTACCATTCCGTTGCTGGGCTGGTTGTCTGATAAATATGGCCGTCGTCTGCCTTATATTTTGCTGAACATTTCCGCCATTATTCTGGCCTATCCGATGCTGTCGCTCATTGTCGATAAATCGAATACACCGGGGGTGATTATGACGTCCATTATCGTGATCCATAACTTTGCGGTACTGGGCTTGTTTGCGCTGGAAAATATCACCATGGCCGAAATATTCGGCTCCCGTAACCGCTTCACCCGAATGGCGATATCGAAAGAGGCGGGCGGTCTGGTGGCGGTTGGTTTTGGTCCGGTGCTGGCGGGGATCTTCTGCAACATGACCGGTTCCTGGTGGCCAATTGCGGTGATGGTGGTGGTCTACTCCGTTATCGGCCTGATCTCAGCCCTGCTGATGCCGGAAGTGCGTGACCGTGACCTGAGCATCCTTGGCGATGCCGCAGAAGACAAAGCTGCTGCGCTGGGTATGAACAATAAACATCGCGTTATCTCCTGATATCTGATGACTCTCCTGCCGATGCAGGGGAGTCTTTTTTTATCCCTCTCTACGTGGTTTACCGCATTGTGATTTACATCGAAAGCTGTCACACAACTTTCAATTTATGTCACACCAGATGGTGAAAAGTTAACGTAAATCAATATCCCGCTGACAACAATCAGTATGGTTAACCACAGAGAATTTTTTATTCCATCTACCATTCTAGTTGGGTTAGTGCGTCGGGTCAGGGGTTAACACCCGCCCGCAACGCCTGCTTAATCACATTGACGAGTGCTAACATGAAAAATCCGTTATTACATGCGCAAGCCACGCTGCCTCACTACAATCGCGATAACCTCAAGTCGCGCATCGTACATCTGGGTTTTGGTGCCTTTCATCGCGCCCATCAGGCGGTGTATGCCGATATGCTGGCAGCAGAGCACGACAGCGACTGGGGATACTGCGAGGTCAACCTGATTGGCGGTGAGCAGCAGATCGCGGATCTCAAGGCGCAGGATAACCTTTACACCGTGGCAGAAATGTCAGCCGATGCCTGGACGGCGCGAGTGGTGGGTGTGGTCAAAAAAGCGCTGCACGCCCAGGTGGATGGGCTGGAAGCGGTACTGGCTGCCATGTGTGAACCGCAGGTGGCGATCGTCTCGTTAACCATCACCGAGAAAGGCTACTGTCACTCGCCCGCCACCGGGGAGTTAATGCTTGATCACCCGTTAATCGCTGCCGATCTGCAACAACCGCATACCCCGGTTTCCGCCGTTGGCGTGGTCGTAGAAGCGCTGGCGCGACGCAAAGCGGCGGGTCTGCCTGCCTTTACGGTAATGTCCTGCGATAACATGCCAGAGAACGGCCATGTGATGCGCAATGTCACCTGTGCCTATGCCCGCGCGGTGGACAGCGAACTGGCTGACTGGATCGACGCTAACGTGACCTTCCCGTCCACCATGGTGGATCGCATTGTGCCTGCCGTCACGGCCGATACTCTGACGAAAATTGAACAAATTACCGGCGTACGCGACCCGGCAGGGGTGGCCTGTGAGCCGTTCCGTCAGTGGGTAATCGAAGATAATTTCGTGGCCGGGCGACCGCAGTGGGAAAAAGCCGGCGCGGAGCTGGTGGCCGATGTGGTGCCTTTCGAAGAGATGAAGCTGCGCATGCTTAATGGCAGCCACTCGTTCCTGGCCTATCTTGGATATCTGGCGGGTTATCAGCACATCAATGACTGCATGGAAGACAGCCATTACCGCGCTGCTGCACATGCCCTGATGCTGAACGAGCAGGCACCGACGTTAAAAGTAAAAGGTGTCGATTTAGCACGTTATGCAGACCTGCTGATTGCGCGTTACAGCAACCCGGCATTGCGCCACCGTACCTGGCAGATTGCTATGGACGGCAGTCAGAAGTTACCGCAGCGTATGCTGGACTCTGTGCGCTGGCATCGTGCGCATCAGCGCAGCTTCCCGTTAATGGCGCTGGGTATTGCGGGTTGGATGCGCTATGTAGGGGGCGTCGATGAACAGGGGACAGCCATTGACGTCTGCGATCCGCTGCTGTCAGCGATTCAGGAAGCGGTGAAGAGCAGTGCCGAAGGT